ATGACGTACCCTGCGAACTACAGCTTGAACCAGCATATTCGCCGGGTGCTGTACGCGCTCAAGCGGCAGTATGGCGGCGCAGTCGTGGTCTATCAGAACGGTGCGGTGACTACGGATACGAAGACCGGCGAAGTGACCCGGACGAAGACGGCGACCCGCATCCGGCGGGCCATCGTCCTGCCAGTGACGATCAACCGCGAGGTCAAGCAGTCGATCTCCCTGATCTCCGCGAACAAGCAGATGGTCACGGGCGGCGGCTTCGAGTCGGGCAAGCGGACGTTCATCATCGAGCGCCGCGATTGCCCGAGCCTCGTGCTGCACAAGACGGACTGGTTGGCCTACGATGGCCGCCGGTACGCCATCGAGAACTACGAAGAGTACGAGTTCGAGACGGCGTACATCATCACGGGCAAGGAAATGCTCGGCGAGGCCCTGGGCGTCGAAGGATCAATCGTCGCTCTTGCGGCGGAGAACACCCTGGCCTTGAACGCCGAAGCCGGAAGGGAGGCATAGCCATGTCCGCCAATCCCAACTGGGCACGCTGGGTGTTCGCATCCGTAGCCACCTACCTCAAGGAAGTCGCTCAACAGGAGCACCTTCCTGTTCTGGTCGAAGGTCTGGACGACAGGACCACCGAGTTCATGGAGGCTACGGATCGGTGCGAGGTCCGCATCACAGGGCCGTTCACGAAGGAGCTAAGCCACAACTACTTCCAGATCGAAGTCGTGGTGAACGTGCTGTTCTTGAGCCGTTACGAAGAGCAGAAGAACCAATACGCCATCCTGCAAAAGATCGGCGTATTCCACGAGGCAATGGACGGAGCTATCGCTGTCTACAAGTACGGAAAGGAACCCGGAGACGACGAGCACGCGCTTGTCGGCTGCCTTTCGCCGGTCCAAGGCCGCCATGATGCCATCCGCGTCATGCACTTTGGGCAGGTCACTCCGACCGACCGGATCAAGCAGTCGATGGTGGATGCTCGCTACCGGATGGAATTGTCCACCAACCAGTAAACAGGAGAACCCGAACATGGCACGCATCGAACTTCGCGACTGCACCGTGCGGATCAAGGATGGCCTGGGGGCACACCCCACGACCTATCCGTGCGTGGCAGAGGCCAACAAGACCCTCACGCCCAGCAAGACGGCGGTAGAGGAAGACGACACCAGTTGCAAGGTGACGGGCATCAGCATCCCTACGGCGGTCGGCGGGCACACGGAGAAAATCCCCGTCGGCGCGCGTTTCACCATCGTGGGTGAGACGGTCAGCCAGATTCACGTCGTCACGGCCCGCACCCAGGACGGGACCGACGAGCACCTGACGACCGACATCACCTTCTCGCCGGCGCTCGGGGCCGGCACCTACGGCACAGACGCCGAGATTACGTTCCTGCCGCAGCAACTCGAAGTGAAGATCGGTGAAGGGAACATCACCTACACCGAGCACAACGAGTACAACTACCTGCTCGACAGAGACAATCTGGACACGGTAAAGCAGGGCAAGGAAGTCCCGATGGACGTGAAGTGGGACAGCGTGTACGAGCACATCACCACCGGCACCAGCGAGAACATCAGCCCGATGGACGCGCTGAAGGGCATTGGGGCCGCCTCCGAGTGGATTACCTACGCCGAAGACCCGTGCGAACCCTATTCCGTGGCTATCGAGGTCGAGCACGTCCCGCCTTGCGGCACGAGCCAGGGCGAAACCACGCTCTTCCCCGATTTCCGCTCGGAGACGCGGGAGGTGAACTACAAGGATGCCACAATCTCGGTCACGGGCAAGTGCAACGTCACGGAACCCGTCGTGACCCGAGCGTAAGACGACTCCCCGGCCCTTGAGGCCGGTTGGGCTGGCCTACATCGACCAGTCAAGCGGTGCCGGCACCGGTGCCGGCACCGCCTCTTTCTCTTTTCTTTTCGCGAGGGAACAACATGAAGATTGCCGGCATTGATCCGAAATCTCTCTCCAACGAGGTGCTCCTCGTTCTGCCGCGCGGTGACAAGGAGATCATCTTCCGCGCCAAGGGCCTGCCCGACATGAGCGAGTTCGAGGCCCTGTGTCCGTACCCCAAGCCGCCGGGGAAACTCACCAAGGATGGCTGGGTTCCCAACCTCACCGACCCCACCTACCAGCAAGTGCTCAACGAGTGGGCCAAGAAGCGGCTGGGCTACATGGTCTTGAAGTCGCTGGCCCCGTCCGAGATTGAGTGGGATATGGTCAGGGAGAATGACCCCCGGACCTGGGCGAAGTGGGAAGACGACCTGAAAAGTGGCGGCCTGACGCAGATCGAGTGCAACCGCGTGCTGGCCCTGGTTTTGGAGGCGAACGCCCTGGACGAGGCCAAGCTGCAAAAGGCCCGCGAGGTTTTTCTTGCTGGTCAAGCTCCAATGCCGCCCGAATTCTCTGGCCCAGCTATCGAACCGCCGAGTACGCCGTCTGGCACGCCTGCGAACGGCTAGGTATTCGCCCGCCGGGCGTCAAGCCTTTTTGGGACGAGTGCGGTGTCGAGACCCAGGCTTTGATCGTTGCCTTCGACCAACTGCGAAGTCACGACGAAGCGGAGCGGGAGGCTCAATTGGCCGGGGCAAGGATGCCGTTCGGGTGTTCTGTGCGGGGGGTAGATGATAAGCAGTGACGCGAGCTTGACCGAACATGACTCACTGCACCGCTGCGCTGTTTGCGGCACGCAAAAGCGGGCACATGCCTTTCACAAAGCGCAGCTTGGAAGGAAGAGCCGTCGTCCGTGGTACAAGGATTGTTGCCGCGATTACCAGCTTCGGAAGAAGTTTGGCCTCAATCGGGCTGGCTACGACACCATGTTGCGGCAGCAAGGAGGCCGGTGCGCGATTTGTGGGAGTCTTGATCCCGGCACCAATGCGAAGGGCTGGTTCTGCATCGACCACGACCACAAGACAGGTGCAGTGCGCGGCCTCTTGTGTAATCGGTGCGACACGGGCTTGGGAGACTTCAAGGACGATCCCCAGACGTTGCGCAGGGCGGCGGCTTACGCGGAGGGCACCATGAAGTTCACGGCCAAGTTCGCCCTTCCGCGCATCGATGTGGCCGGCTACCGCACGGCCTTGGACAAGCACATGAGCGAGATGAGCGCGCAGGGCCTCATGGTGTGGTTGGAGGCGGTCTTGGCGGAGATTCCGGTGTGGAGCGGCGCATCGCGGGCGACGTTCGTGAAGCTGGCCCAGGAGATCGGCTTCAATCTGCCAGTTGCCCCGGCCGCCGTGGAATCGGCCCACGGCCTGTTCACGAGCCGGATCGACCGCACGGCGATGGGGCGGGCCGCCAGTGACGGGAAGCTGACGGCCAACAAGGAGACGGGCGAGTACACGTTCACCTACGGCACGACGCTGCCGTGGCTGATTTGGAATGAGTACCACAACGCCAACGTCGATCCCGACCCGACCTTGTTCTACCGCCTGCTCAATCCCGGTCCCTACAACTTTCAGATCGTCGGTGCCAGGGCCTTCCTCGATTTCGCCAGCAAGGTGAATCTGCCGCCGGTGAAATCTCACGTCCGTTCGGTTCCTGTCAAGTTCTAAGGTGTCGCAATGGCCGACGAAATCGTCAATAAGCTCGGCTTCAGTGTCGAAGACGCCCTGCGCGAGCTTCGACGCTTGGACGATGCGCTGGCGAATTCCGGTCTGGCAATGCGGACCTTCGGCGGCGAGTTGGACGCCTGGAACGATCAGGCAGCGGCCATCGTTACGAAGATGAAGGCAATGGCGACGGCTGCCACCCAGGTGGTCGAAGCCATGAAGGCGGGCGGCGGAATGGCGGCCCCGGCGGCTCCGGCCGCGCCGGCTGGTGCGTCGGCGTCGGGCCTGTGGCTGCCGCCCGGCGTGGCCGACGAGACGAAGAAGCTGACGACGGCGCTGCAAGGCGCGGGGGCAGCCGGAGCGGCGGCTGGCAATCAGATCAAGTCCGGCATGGGCGAGGCCGGCAACGAGACCGAAAAAACGGGGAAAAGTGCCGACCACCTGCGTGTCACGTTCGGCACGATGGGCCGGATCATCGTTACCCAAATGATTGTCCGGGCCATGAGCCAGATTCGCGACGCCCTACGCGACGCCGTGACGGAATCCATCGAGTTCCAGCGGCGGATCGCCGAAATCGAGACGGTCGCGCCGCGGGTCGGCGGCAGCTTCGCCTCCCTGACCAGCGAGGCGGCCGAGTTTGCCAAGCAGTTCAACATCCCTCTGGCCCAGGCAGCCGAGGGTCTGTATCAGACGATCTCGGACCAGTTCTCCAGCGTGTCGGAACGGACCAACATCATGTCGGCGGCCATGAAGCTGGCGAAGGTCGGCGTCATGGACTTCCAGGACGCCACCACGCTGCTGACCGGTACGCTCAATGCCTTCGGCATGACGAGTGAGCAGGCCGATGTTGTGGCCGCGAAGTTCTTTACCACGATCAAGTTGGGGCATGTCCGTGGCAAGGAACTGGCGGACACGCTGGGGCAGGTCATTCCTATCGCCGCCGAGTTGGGCGTGAGCCTGGATGAAGTCAACGCTGCGATGGTCGCTTTGACCATCGGCGGCCTGGACGCCCACAAATCGACGACGGCCTTGCGCGGGGCCATGACTGGCTTCTTGAAGCCCTCGGAAGACATGAAGAAAGTCCTCCGGGAGTTGGGCTACACGTCGGCCGAACAGTTGATCCAGGCCAAGGGCCTCCAAGGTGCCCTGCAAGCGGTGGCGGACGCCTCGGACAACATGGCGTCCAGCATCGCCAAGTCGTTCCGCAACGTCCGCGCCTTGACGGCCGAATTGCGGTTGACGGGGAGCGGGGCCAAACAAGTCGAAGACGCCATGAAGGAAATGGCGACCTCGACGCCCGACATGCTGAACAGAATCTACGAGCAGTTCACCAGCACGGATGCGGAGAAGCTGACCCGCGAGATCAACCGCCTCAAGATTACGTTGACGCAAGACTTCGGTGCCGGGCTGACCGGCGCGTTGGCGACCGTCATGCAGTTTGTCGGCGGGGCCGACCGGCTGGCGTCGGCGATTCAAGCCATCGCGGCGGCCTGCGTCCCTGCGGGCTTGGCCCTGATCGGGTTGGCGGCCAAGGGTGCCATCGCCGCCCTGGCGCTGGGGCCGATTGGCTGGACGATCCTGGGCATCACCGCCGCCTTGTCGCTCTTCGTCGGCGGGGTGGTCTACACGACGGCGCAGTCCATCGCCGAGACCCGCCGGCTCGCCACCGAGCAGCGGCAGGCCACGATGGAATACTTGAAGAGCAAGGAGGAAGAGCTACGCAAGCTGCGTGAGGTGGAAGCGAAGAAGTTGCAGGAAGAGAACCGGTCGTGGGAAGAACGCGCGGCGAAGATGCGCCGATCCTACTTCAAAGCCCTGGACGAACTGCGCGACAAGAACCGTGACATCATCGACAGCGACCGGCAGACGATGCAGTCGATGATTAGCTCGCAAGAGCGTGTCGTGGCGGCGTACCGCAATGCGGCGCAGGCCGCGGCGCGCATGGTTCAGGAGTCGCAGAACCGGCGTGTCACCTTGGAGGGTCAGTACGCCGATCTCTTGTTCAAGGAACGGATCGAGACGCAACTGCGGCTCGACGACCAGCAGAAAGCCAGTGCGATTCTGCGTCGAAGCTGGGAGTTGGAAGCCCAGGCCAACAAGATGCTGGTCAACGCGCAGACGGAAGCCGACGTGCAGCGGGCACAGGCCGTCTCGCAGCGGGCCGAGACGTACTTGAAGGAAGGCACAGCCCTCGCCAAGGAAGTGGGCGATAGCTGGCTGGTGTACCAGGCCGAGCGGAGCATCCGCACGAACCTGGAAGGGCGGCTTGCGGCCGAGATGAAGTTGGAGGAATTGCAGGCGGCCCGCGCCCAGCGTTTGGCGGACGAAGCTGCCAAGGAGCAGGGCCGGCTCGACAAGATGAAAGTCCTGATGAAGGACATCTTGGCCGATCTGCAAGCCTTTGACAAGCAAGGTGCCAAGACGCCACAGGCGCTTGCGGAACAACAGGCCCGGCTCACGGCGAACATCGCACAGTTCCAAGACCTATGGATGGGTGGAAAGAAAGTCGATGTCGCGGACCTGTTGGCCTTCGATCAGCTTCAGCGCCGCGTGACCCTGGCCTTGGAAGGCGGCGTGTCGGAGGCAGAGGTCAGCAAACTCTATGCGGCTCCCGCGACGTTCGCCAAGTTCCGTTCGGAGATTGAGCAGGGTGTGGGGCCAGTGCGCCTGATGATCGAGTGGGGCGGGCTATCCAGCCCTCGCTTGAAGGAAGCCACGAAGGGCATGACGGCCGAAGAGACGATGGCGCAGTACAGCCAGCAGTTGGAGCGATCCAAGGAGATCATCGACCGCTTTGAGGGCATGAGGGGCGCGTTGACGGTCGCCAATGAGGGGTTGGCCCGGAGCCAACAGGACATCAAGGCTGCGTTGGATCGCTGGGCAAACGTCGGCTGGGTCAACGACCTGAAGCGCTTTGGCGGGTTGGCCGCGATTGCGGCGAACAAGAACAGTTTGTTCCCTGGCCGGTTCCAGCCGATTCGGGACGCGATCATCGCCCTGGAAGAGGCCATCAACAAGTTCAATGCCCCCGGTGCGAAACCCGGCACCGAAGACCTGGAGAAACTCCAAGCTGCCTACAAGCTGTACTTGGAGGCCGTCCGGCCGAAAGCCGCCAGCAAGGCCGCCTTGGACGAGTTTATGAAACTCGCCGAAGGGGCGGTCGCGGCGGCCCAAAGGGTGGACGCCATGCAGAAGGGCGTCAAGGAGATGGCGAAACCGGCGGCCGAGGCCACGGAGGATCGGGCGGCCATCCAGGAAGCCTTGCGGGCGGTGGAAGAAGGCGCACGCCGGGTGCAGGGCAGCGCGGAAGGGGTGAAGACCGAGACCAAGGGTGCGCACCAAGCGCTCACGGAAGTGTCGCAGCTCAATCTCGGCGGCCTGATCGGTCAGGCCGAGGCGTTGGCCGACGCCATGTGGAGCGCGGCAATGGCTTCGCAGAGCGTAGCCGCCCCGACCCCGGCACCCGTTTTGACGGCTGCCCACGGAGGCATCGCATGGAAGTTTCTCGCCAGCGGAGGGCCGGCGGGCACGGACGTGATCCCGGCAATGCTTTCGCCGGGCGAGGTGGTGATTAACGCCGCCTCGGCGCGGAAGTTCGCCGCGCAACTGACCGCCATCAATGCCGGCGTACAGCCGGTCTATCGTAGCGAAGGCGGCAGCGTCACCAACATTGGTGACATCAACGTGACTGTGAACGACGGCGGAACCAGCCGCCAGACGGCTAGGTCCATCGCCGCTGAGTTGCGAAGGGAACTGCGGCGTGGCACGGCAACCTTGTAACCCTTTTCATCGAGAGGAAAACCCATGAGCGTCAATCAGTTGAACGTGAATCAGAAGGCGGGTTGCAGCGTGGTCCGCGCCCGCAAGGTCGGCGACCAACTGGAACCGCGCGGCCGGTTCGTGGTCGAGCACTTCCGCAAGGGCGTGAAGATCGGCGAGTACGAATTCCCCAACGGGATCACCAACGAGGGGAAGAACAAGCTGTTGGGAGTGATGTTCCACGGCGTCTCGGCCATCACGACCTGGTGGATCGGCATGATCGACAACACGGGCTACACCGCGTTGGCCGCCGGGGACACCTACGCTCAGATCAACGGGAGCAACGGCTGGGACGAGTTCACCGACTACACCGACCCGGCCAACAGCGACAGCGGAACCACCCGGCCCGAGTGGACCGAGGGCGCGGCTGCCAGCCAGGCTATCACCAACGCCAGCCCGGTGGTCTTCGACATCACCGACAGCGGCACGGTCAAGGGCCTGTTCCTGGTCGGCGGGGCCGCCAACGCCCAGAACAAGGACGACCACGAAGCGGCCGGGGCCGTGCTCTGGGCCACCGCGCTGTTCAACACCGGCGATGTGGCCGTCAATGCCGACGACCAATTGAAGGTGACGTACACCGTCTCGGCGTAACGACACTCCCTCGCCACGAGTCGGGCGGGGTTTCGCAAGAAGCCCCGCTCGGCTCTTCTTTCGCCTCTTCTCTGTGAGGAATCACGATGGCCTACGAACGATTTGCAAACGGCGGACTTTCTTCGCTGGATGCGGGGATCGACAACGACGATCTCAGCCTGACGGTGAAGTCGGCTGTCGGATTCCCCACTGGCGGCAACTTCCGCATCATCATCGACAGCGAGATCATGCTGGTCACGAATGTTCAGGGCAAGACCTTCACGGTCTCGCGGGCGCAGGAGGGGACCAGCGCTGCCAGCCACGACGCCGATGCCGCTGTCTTCCACATCCTGACGGCCGGGAGCCTGGCCCAGCGGGACATCGACCAATTTGCCACCGGCGCGATGGCCGACCGTGATACGGCCGGGCAGGCGGGTCGGCTCTATCTGCCGAACGAGGGCCTGGTGGCCCAGGACAACGGCTCCCTGTGGGACATGCTGCCCCTGAACCGCCTGACGCCCCCGGCCAGCGCCGACTTTAGCTGGGTCAACCAGGGTGGCGCGACGGTCGCCGATACCAAGGGGACGATGGTCTTGACCACGCCGAGCACGGCGGGGACCGACAGCCTGCGCTGCCTGGTCAAGAGCGCCCCGGCCACGCCTTACGAAATCACGGTCGCCATGCTGGCCCAGAATCCACCTTACAACGGTTCCAGCGTCGTCCCGCAGTACGGCATTTGTTGGCGCGAGAGTGCCTCCGGCAAGCTGTTGACCTATGGCTGGGGCGGCACCAACTATCCGGGGTACTTCACCTATGCCCAATGGACGAACCCCACGACGCTCTCCGGCGGCCAGTTCCAGTACGGCGCGCCGATGATTGCACCGTTCTGGGTCCGCTTCTCGGACGATGGCACCAACCGCTACGTCAAGATTTCCAGCGACGGATTCAACTTCGCGCCCGTCCAACCAGGGCAGGGGCGCACCGTGTTTCTTACGGCCGATCAAGTCGGCGTGTTCGCCAACAGTTGGAAAGCCGCCAACGGCATCCAGCGCGTTGTTTCCTTCCTGCATTGGAGGCAAGCATAATGGCCGAGCTATTCAAGAACCTCGCCAGCACCACGCTTAATGGCGACATCGACGACAGCACTACGTCGGTGGTCGTCAACAGTGCGATGGGCTTCACCGGCGGCAACTTCCGCATCCTCGTGGACAGCGAGATTATGAAGGTCACGGGCGTCAGCGGCACCACGCTGACGGTCGTGCGCCAGCAGGAAGGAACGTCGGCGTCGGCGCACAGCAACGGTGCGGCCGTCAAGCACGTCTTGACGGCCGGGGCGCTGGACGCCCACGACCAGAACGACCTGGCGGCGTATGACACGTTCGCCAACCGGCCCGCCGCCGGCACACCGGGACGCATCTTCCTGCCCAGCGACGGGTTGTTCATCGAGCGCGACAACGGCGCGACGTGGGAGAAGTTCGGCCCGATCTGGCCCATGACTCCTCCGGTGGCGTCCGATTTCCCGACCTGGGTGAACCAAGGCTCAGCCACCATCACGGACAACAAAGGGGCCATCTGGCTGTACTCGCCCTACTCCAGCACGGAGAATCTGCGCATCCGGGTGAAGTCCTATCCGGCCACGCCGTTCACGGTGGAGATGGTCCTGTTGCCGAACGTCTGGATGTACACAGGCAACATCGCGATGGGGCTTTGCCTCCGCGACTCCGTGAGCCAAAAGCTGGTCTGCGTCGGACTCGGCGGTGGCACCTCCGACATGCAGATCAAGGGCGGCAATTGGACCAGCCACACTTCGTACAGTGGCGGCATCACGGGTTGGCCGAGCAATATGCACCACTCGGAGTCGCCCTTGATCTTCCTCAAGTATTACGACGACGGCTCCGCGAACCGCGTCTGGTCGGTCTCGGTGGACGGTACTACCTGGACGCAACTGGTCAGCATCAGCCGCACCGATTTCCTCACGCCCAACCAGATTGGGATTTTCGTCAACTCGGGCTGCGGCTACAACTCGCCGTATGCCGACATTGGCATGACGGTTCTCAGTTGGAGGCAATACTAATGACTGAGAAGTTTTCCAACAAGGCCGCCACCACGCTGTCGGCCGCGATCACCACGGTCACGGCCACCAGTTGCACGGTGACGGATGCCACGGCGTTTCCGGCGAGCGGAAACTTCCGCATCAAGATCGACGGCGAAATCCTCATTGTCACGGCGGTCGCCGGCGCGACGTTCACTGTCACGCGCGGGGCCGAGGGAACCACGGCGGCCACGCACGCCAGCGGGTCCGACGTGATTCACCTGCTTACCAAGGGCAGCCTGGAGGCGCGGATCGCCAACCGGTTCATCTCGGACCTTTACGCGAACAAGCCGGCGGCCGGGGTGCGGGGGCGGCTGTTCCTTCCTTCGGACGGGCTGTTTCTCGAATACGACGACGGGGCGGCATGGCGGCAGTACGGACCCTATCGGCGGCTCAAAGCCCCGCCGCAGACCGGCTGGTCGTGGGTGAACCAGGGCAACGCCACGGCGACCTTCACTGGTAGCGCCTTGCTGCTGGAAGACCCCGATCTGGACGCCAACAGCCCACAGCTTCGCCTCTATGTCCGGGGATTGGCCGCTGCTTCAACCAATGTCGTGGCTGCGTTCGCCTACCACGGGGCGGCTTCCATGACGGGTCCGAAGGCCGGCTTCTGTGCTCGGTGCGCGGGCGGCACGGACGACGGCAACCTGACGACGATGGGGATACGGGAGACGGCGAGCAGTTCGTACCCGCTCCTCGAATACGTCCATTACACGTCTCCGACCGCCGTGGAGGCTACGCCCTCGGGCGACGGCCGGGTGCTCTGGCCGAGTTGGCGCGTGTACTGGGTCAAGTTCTCTTGGGAAGGCAACTACAAGCGCTGGTATTACTCGAACGACGGCGTGAATTGGATCAGGTGGTTCGAGGACACCTATACCGGCTACAACACGCCCAGCCAGTTCGGCCTCTTCATCGACCCGCTTAACAACGTGCAGAAAATCTCCCTCTCGCTGATCCACTGGGAAGAGAGCTAAGCGATGGCGCAGACCGGCCAGCTAGGCACTGTTGACTCCCTGCTGGCGAACGTCCAACTGGCGTTCACGGCCGCCAACCCTGCGCCGCCCTCGATTGCGACCGAGAGCGGCATGTTGGGCGGGCAATTGGGAGACGTGATGCTCGCCCTTGGCGGGGAGGTTGGTCCCTTGACCTTCAACCTCTCGGCCGAGAGCGTGCTGGCGCTTGCGCAGACGGCGGACCCGGCCCCGACCTTCGTGGCCCACCCCTCGCCGCACTGGGCCTTGGGCGGCCACGACTCCCAACTGGGGGCGACGGAGCCGGCCTTCACGGGCGAGGCCCCTGCCGATCCGACGATTACCACCCAGACTGGCCGGCTCGGCTGGCAACTGGGCGAGACCGCCCCTGGACTGACCGGGGTGGTCGGGCCGCACGTCATTTGCATGACGGCCGAGAGCGTGCTGGCGATCGCGCAAGCGGCCGATCCGGCACCGACCTTCGTGGCCCACGTCAGCCCGCGTTGGGCCTTGGGCGGGCGGGATTCCGGCCTGGGCGGCGTGGAACTGGCCTTCAGCGGCGCACCCATCTCCCGGCCGCTTACGGGCAGCCAGACCGGTAAGCTGGGTACGGTCGATTCGCTCTTGGGCGGGATGCGGCTGGCCCTCGGCCTGCAAGAGGGCGATGTCAGTAGCATCGAGGTGTCGGCCGAGAGCGCCTTGTCGCTGACAAGCGCTGCGTCGGCGGGCATCGCGCGGGAGCGTGCCGCTTCCAGCACGCTCGTCTTGACGGCCACGGCTGCGCGCAACAATTTGCTCACTGGCAGCAGTGAATCGGTCCTCGCTCTGACGAGTGCGGCGGATTGTGCGGCCGTGCGAACGGTCGCCGCCGAGAATACCCTGGAATTGACCGGTGCGGCCGGGCGCAACAATCCGGCGAGCGTCAGCGCTGAGTCGGCGATCAATGCCGAGGAATCGGCGGATTGTGCGGCCGTGCGGCCATTGACGGCCGAGAACACGCTGGAGTTGACCAGCGAAGCGGCTGGGGTCGCCGTCCATCTGGTCTCGGCGGAATCCGTGGTGAGCCTGGATGCCGCTGGGTCGGTCGTGTCGGTGCGGACCCTCGCGGCCGGGAATACTCTGTCGCTGGCGACCGAGGCCGACCGGAACAATCTGCCGAACCGCTCGGCCGAATCGGTTCTCAGTCTGGACTCGGAAAGCGACGTTGCGGCCGTGCGCTTGGTGTCGGCCGAGAGTGCCCTGGACCTGTCGGTTGCGGCCGGTCGCAACAATCGGTTGTCGGCCGCCGCCGAGTCCGCGATCAGTGCCTCCGCAGCAGCCGGCTTCACGGCCGTGCGGACACTGGCCGCCGCCAGCACGTTGGGGCTGACGAGCAAGGCCGAGTTCGGTACGCGGACGGTCTTTGCGGAGTCCTCGCTAAGCCTGGAAGCGACGGCCGAGTGTGCGGTCGTGCGGGTGATCTCGGCCAAGAATACCCTGGACCTGACGGCCACGGTCGGGCGCAACAATCTTCTCACGGCCGGTGCCGAGTCCACGCTGGTCCTGTCGGCGGCGGCCGGGCGCAATAATCTGCTCTCTGGCATCGGCGAATCCATCCTTTCCTTGGACACCGCTGCGGAAGCGGCGGCCATGCGGTCGTTGTCGGCCGAGAGCGTCCTTGCTCTGGACGCGGGGGCCGGGCGCAACAGCCTCTTGGAGGCGAGTGCCGAATCCACGCTCAGCCTGGTGACGACGGCCGGCGGCATGACCGTGCGGCCGGCGTCGGCCGAGACCACGCTGGAGTTGACCGGCGAAGCCGAAGGTGTCGTGGTTCGTTCGTCGTCCGCCGAATCCACCTTGACCCTGGAATCGGCGGCCGATGTCCAGGCCACGTTGTTCGTGTCGGCGGCGTCGGCCTTGAGCCTGACGACGGCCGCCACGCACAATAACCGATTTGTCGTTTCGGCCGGGTCCACGCTTAGTCTCACGTCGGCGGCAGCGGTCGGCCGACCGCTGCAAGCAGAGGCAGCCAGCGAACTGGAATTGACGGACGAGGCGGCCTGCACGCATAAGGTCGGGCATCGCCGCGAGTGCTGGGATTTCCTTCCGGTGTGGCATGAGGCGTCCGTGTCCGTGGTGCGGGCCTTGGCCGCAGAGAGCGCCATCGCGTTGGTGCATACCGAGCACACGGCCCGGCCGTGGTACGTCTCGGCTGAGACGCCGGTGCAGATTTCCACGCCGGAATATGACCCGGAGGTGGACGATATTGTCTGGCGGCTGGAAGGCTTGCAGGACGTGGCGAGTGCGGCCCGGCCGCTGACGGCCGCCGCCCAACACTCGATCCCTTTGCATCAAACCGCCTCGGCGGTGCGCGTCAAGCCGACAGCCATCGACGTGTCGGCGGAAAGCGTCCTGGAACTTCTGGGCGAGGTCTGCACCAATCAGACCGGCAAGGCCGGGGATTGGCTGGTCCTGCGGCAGGAGGCGGCCGTGGACCGGTGCAAGCTGGTCAAATCGGCCCTGAATCTGTCGCAAGAAGCGGCCGTGATTGTGAGCGTCCCGCGCGGGGCGGCCTCGGCACTTCGCCTGCGCCAGGCCGCCACCTACAGCATCGTTTCGCGCGGCGTTCTGCAACGGTACAAGCCGTTCGTCGGCGAAGGACCGGAGGGTGCCCCGACGCCGCCTTCGGTCACGATTGGACCGCCCGAGCACGTCGCCTTGCCGTTCCAGTTGTTCTACCCGGCCGAGGCCGTCGTGACCGATTTCGTGCAACTGCGGGCACCGAACCTCGGCAATAAGGATCGTCTGGGCTTCAACCGCATCCTGCGGGAGACCCGTGGCGGCACGCTGATCGTCTTCGCCGACCCGATCTGGCCGAAGATTCAGACCCTCGTGCTCACGTTCTCCGGCCTGCGGAGCGTCCAGACCCAGCAGTTGCTCACCTTCCTGGAAACGCACTTGGGCGAGGAAATCGGACTGATCGACTGGGAAGGGCGGGCCTGGAAGGGCATCGTCACCAGCCCGACCGAGCCGGTGGTCCAGGACGGCAAGGATAGCTTCTCGGCGAGTCTGGAATTCGAGGGCGAGTTGGTGCCGGCTTAGTGCCTTCTTGGTGCCTGGCGAGGAGAGTCCTATGTTCACGTTGCAGGCCCCTTATCCGATGTTGCAGACCACCACGCTGCTGCCTAACCCGCAGCTTAGCGACCAGGAGGGTCTAACCGCGACGCTCACGCGCAAGACGGCGATGGATGGCACGCGCTACACCTACGTCAAGCGGAAGGGGGACCGCCGCAAGTTGAAGTGGACCTTCCGCATGATGCGCAACAAGGGCCTCGAATTGCGGGCTTTCCTCTTCACCTATTTCGCTTCGACGATCAAGGTCATCGACCACAACGGGCGAGTCTGGATCGGCAACTTCACGAACAATCCGTTCGAGTTTGACACGCCGCAAAAGGCCGGGCCGGCGATCGCGCCGTGGCCGGTCGGCGAGGCGCAGATGATCGACTTGGAGTTTGAGGGAGTGGAGCAGTGAGAAACATATCCCCTGCCGGACTAACGAAGCTGGCCACGCGCTGCGGCAACGAGCCAATCACCATCATCGAGGTGGATTGGGTCGCTGGCTCCACGTCCATCTACGCGGATCGCGCCGTAGGCGCGATCCCCGGCCGGATCATCGAGGTCGGGGACTTGGATAATGTCGTCAACGTGAGCAATAACAGCGGGTCGCAGGAGCTTGCGGTCACGCTGGACGACACGGACGGCACGATCAAGGCCATCATGGATGCGCACGACGTTCACAAGCGGACGGCACGGGTTTACCAGTATTTCACCGGCTTGGACTTGTCCGACCGGTTCCTGCTCTTCAGCGGCAAGGTCAGTTCGCCCATCACCTGGAGCGAGCGGGATCGCACCGTCAAGTTCACGATCCTCTCGCAACTGGAGGACAAGGAAATCGGCTTCAGTGCCGAAGAGGGCCAGTTTCCCTACCTGCCGGCAGACATGGTGGGCAAAGCCTGGCCGATGCTCTTTGGCAAGGTGATGAACTGCCCCACGTTGCAGGTCAACAAGGCGGTGACGGGGACGACGCTGACAGGTTGCGGCATTATCAGCGGCTTGCAGTTGTGGAACGTCCTTTCGGACGGCGCGGACGAGTCGCAGTACACGCTCAGCCTCTTGCAGATAATGATTCAGATTAACCATCTGAAGAAAGTCAAGGAGTGCTGGGCACCGGCGTTTCATACGCCGGTGGACGCCGCGAAGGCGGCGGACCTTCAGAAGCAGATCGACTCGCTGCAAGCCCAGATGCAGGAGGCCGTGGCCCGTCGCGGGAAGCAACGGGCCTGCGCGCTGGCCCGCCGGCAGCAGCAGATCGACGAGGCGATTGCCAAGGGCGCGGGCACGAACCCCATTCGCATCCTCGGCGGGGAAGACTTCCCGCAAGGGAAGAACATCACCCTGAACATCAACGGCGGCCTGTTCGTGGGCTACTTTGAGGGCGACCAGTTCCACGTCCAGAGCAGCAGCCATCCGGTGAACGAGTCGGCCGCCCAGTCGGCGTACAACGAGAAGACGCAGGAGCCGGCGGTCTGCTTGGAGCCGACACAGGTGAGCTACTACCGCTACGAGTCGGAGGTTCCCAACGGCTGCGGCGACGGGTTCCCCAAGGGCAACAAGATCGTGGACATGGGCGTCACGATCACCAATACGAACGCCACGGTCAGCCAGACGGACACCGAGCCGGTGGCCCAGCAGTTCTGGGCGGACCCCGGCACGACCGTCAAGATCGCCAGCGACGAGCCGATTACCTACATCGCCTCCATCGTGCCGGGCACGGTCTTGGCCGTGAAAGCGTACAAGCAGCTTACCGGCGAGCGGCGACTGGTGGACGTGCCGACCGACCTGTACACGGTCAACACCCAGACCTACGGGACCGTGACAGCGGTGCAGATCGTCGTCAACAAGCCGCTGAGCACCATTACCGACCAGGGCTGGAGCGACGATCTCTACATCACCTTCCAGTCGAGCGTCGGCCCGAACGTGGTGGACATCCTCAAGTACCTGATCGCCAACTACACGGACCTGACGTGGGACCACACCTCCTTCAACCACGTCCATGCCAAGCTGGCGGCCTTCCCGGCGAACTTCCCTTTGCTGGAACGGCGGAACGCCATCGAGGTCTTGGAAAACATCGCCTTCCAATCCCGCTGTGCCATCTGGATCAGCAACGGGGTGTTCTATCTGAAGTACCTGCCCGAGCAGCCGACCCCGGCCGACACGATCACGGTCAGCGACATCGACGCCGAGACCGGCATCGAGGTCGAGTTGACGCCCACGGAAGACATCGTGACGAAAATGAAGATCAAGTGGCGGCTGAGTTGGGCGGACATCTCGGACCAGGCGAAGGACAAGGCCGAGAAGACGATCATCCTGCGGCACAACGTCTCCAAGTATGGCACCCAGGAGCGGGAATACGACTTCTACATCTACAACCAGCCGGACATCGCCTACAAGTGTGCGACGTTCTGGCTGATCCGCAAGTCGAACACCTGGAAGCGGATCAAGTTCAAGACCTTCTTGAACAAGCTGAATCTGGAGACCTTCGACGCCCTGACGTTGGACTTCGCCAGCCCTTACGTGGCGAACGGCCCGGTGCTGGCAATCGTCGAGCAGGCTAACTACAACTCGGCGGACAACTGCGTGGACTTCGAGTGCCTGGTGCCGGTGCTGGCGGGTACGATGGAGCAGTACCATTTCTTCTGGCCGGCGGCGTTGCCGGAATCGGACACCTGGCCGCCGGCCAACGAGATCGCGGCGGGCCAGGCGGGTGGTGACGGGATCGGCTCCGGGGCGACGGGCAGTTTGCCGGTGGGCGACACGGGGACGATTCCCGAGGGCAGCATCATCTTTGTGGGCGGTCCCAACGTTGTCTTCAAGTCCCAGAGCGATTGGGGCGACCGCACGCCCACGGACGCCGGCTTCGCGGCGCAGCCGGTGGTGAACCCGGCCACCTACATCAATCTCTCGCCGGGATCGAGGCCGCGATTGAATCTGCGGACGTACCCCCGGCGCAGCCCGCCGGCTATCACGCCGAGTGCCACTTCATCGAGTCAGATCACGGTCGATCTGCACAAGACGAAGATTCTCGACACGTCCGGCGCGGAAACGAAGTACGCCTACCTGTCGTCGATCATCGCGGGGATCATCGCGGATGGCGACAACAACAAACTGGCGCTGAGCCGCGAGGCTCAAGTCGCCGACTCGGCGCATCTGGATAGCCCCCGCCCGCTCACGGATGTCTTGAAGTTCGGGGACGAGTATCTGGGTATCCGCACGGACGTTGCGTTCGTGGACACCGAGGATGGTGAGCACGAGTTCGATTTCAAGTACGACGAGGATGGAGGGAAGTTCGGGGCAGGGACGGCGTTCTTGCAAGACGAGTGATCTCACACCTTTCGAGGAGAACCTAGCAATGGCAAAGAAGTGGATTCAGAGCGCGATCAAGCACCCCGGTGCCTTGACGGCAAAGGCGAAGGCGGCGGGCATGTCGGTCTCGGCCTACATGGCGCGTCCGCCCAAGGGAATCTCAGCGACCACCAAGCGCGAGATCAACCTGGCGAAGACGCTGGCTTCGCTCCACAAGCGCGGGCGCAGCAAGTAACGTATTGACTTGGCGAGGGATTGAATCATGGCGGCCACCCGCGTATGGACGAGGGCGGATTGGAATGACCTGATCGGCCGAATCAATGGATTGGCCGATCAAGGATGTTTCATTGCCGAGGAACTGGAAGAGGTGCCGGAGGGTCATATCTGGTCGGTCCAGGACATCACCGATGCCCACAACAAGTTGGCCGAGGTATGCAGCAATGCCCCGGCGTTCTCAGCCGAGACGGTGAAGTGGACGCAGGCAATCATCGACGAGCTAAATGACGCCATCGAGAATTGCGAGTGTGGTGGCTGTCCGGTTGCTTACGTGTATATGCCGGACGAGACACGCCCATTCACCCTGACGACCTTCGGGACAGCGGAGGAGATGTGGAACAACGAGCACGCTCCGCTGGTCAATGAGACGGAAGGTACGGAGGCTTCCGACGCCGCCACCGAGGAGTGGACCACTCTGAACGGCCTCTTGAACATGAATCCTTCGCAAGAAGCGGTGGACGATCAGGTAGATGCGCTCAACTCGGCGGCTGGTATTGCCTGGAGCTACATTAGTGGTGCCAATACGGCCAGGCATAACTATGAACCGCTGCATCAGTGGCTCGATCTCGGTCAAATCCATACGTCGGTCCCCACGGCGCACTACATGGAGTTTGGCGGCGTTCGGTATCGGCAGTGGAGGATGTGTCAAACAAGGGCCACCATCAGGATTGAAGACTACGGCTGTTGGGGCGATCCACCGAACATTTACATGCCGTATTCGTATGAGTATTACTTCACAGGATCGCCCGATGGCACGTTCTTTCTTTCGGGAACATCCTACGTCGGATACGGTGAGCCACAACTATTTGGTCGAAACGCGGACAGGGGTTGTGCTGCAAACTTTGTGGGTGATGGGGACTGTCCTTCTGTACAAAGGTGCATAAGTTACCTGAATGGGGAAGGTGTCCGTCATACCGTCAAAGTCACTTACGAGACGACCGAATTGTGGTCGGTGGCCTGGCCGGTGTAACATCAGCGACTACGGCAAGTGCGGCCGGTGTCAACGCAAATGCCCAGGTGGGAAACCACCTGGGCATTTGCTTGGGTTGATCTCGACCACACCCGTCAGGTGGACGGTCGGCGGGCGGGGCAATTCTGGCATTGGTCCGGCGCGGCCTCTTGACCGAATTGCCCTGCCTCTGGGTGGCCGCAGATGCCGGTGATCTGCAAGGTCTTGTCAATGACTTGGACCCGCAGAATCCGCTGCAAGCAGAAGGGCCATACGGGATAGAGCCGCCGGCCTTCGGTTCGATAACCGGGCAAAGTCGGCGGCGATTCGGGAAACTCCAGCGAGCCGTCCGAGTAGATGATTGGCCGTCCGTGGATCAGTTCCACGTCGGGGATGGCTTGCTCCACGAGTCGGTAGAGGCTGCTGGGAAGGCTGCCGGTGCCGACAACGTAGTTGCAGCCGCCCGTAGGCAGGGGCCGGCTCGGTTGGTCTTCGGGACAGTTGCAGGGCATAGTCTTACCACAGGTCTCGGGGGCAGTGTTCAGTTTCCATCTTGATCTTGTTGAGCACGGCATAGCCGCTTTCGGCGACTCGACAGCCACACCCACGGCAGATTTCCTTTTCTGGGTCGTACCATTTGCAGGGCTTGCAAAGCTGGTTGAATATCCGCTCAACCTCTTTGTCCAGGCGCTCGGGCCGTCCGGCTGCCGTCCATTGGGCCAATGCTTCGGCGTAGGAGAAGACGCGCTTAACCAGACCAGGCGGATCAGGCGGTGTGTCACTGCTCTCGGCTGAGGTGTTCGGGGTGGGGTGTCTCCTCGTTGGCAGTTTCCTGGTCGGTTGAAGTATTGCCGGTCTTTCAGGATACGGCAGGCCGGTAAGGCATCGTTCACATTGGACCGGTTCGACGAAGCAACTACAGTGGATGGAGGCGGGATTGTTGCACCTTGCGCGGAGGCCGTTGGCATTGCCAACCAGGCGAAAGTCGCACGGTGGATAGATTGCTTGTTCGCTGCTCACGACTGGCCTCCTCAGAACGTCCGCAGCAAAGCGTGGTACACTTCCGCCTCGGCAATGCAATCCGCCAGGGCGTCGTGGGGATTCGTGTTGACGATCCCCAGCTTGGCACACATCGCGCCCAGGCTGACTCGTGGGAACGGCTGCGGCTCGCCCGCGAAGGCGGCCTTGTCGTTCAAGGCCACGGCGTAGAGCATCCCGTCGCGGGCGTGGCTGTGGAAGATCAAGTCGGTCTGCTCGACGCCCAGCCATGCCTTCAAGAAGCTGGACTCGAAGGCCCAATTGTGGGCCAATGGGATCAGGCACTTCTTAAACGGCAACTTCAGACCCTCGTACCACTCGAAGAGCCAATCGGCCACGCGGTCGGCCTCGGGGGCGTGCAGCAGCAGTTGGTCCATCGGAATCTTGTGCTTCTGCTTGGCGGCCTCGCTCTCCCGCTCCGGGTGCTTCGGCTTGACGTGCGTGTAGAAGGGGCGCACGCCCTCCAAGACCTTGAAGTCGGAATCCAGCGGCACGACGGCGATCTGGATGATCTCGTGCCAGCCGGGACGGGTGCCGGTGGTCTCCAAGTCCACGGCCGCCATCAGGCAGCCGTTGAGATGGACCAGGCCGGGGTAGATGATCGAATCAGCCACGGCGGGTTTTCCTCCCCGGCTTGCGGGTCTTCTTGTAGAGAGGATTCTTCACTTCCTTGGTGCCCTTGCGCATCTTGCGGACTTTCACGCGGCTTGCGCCAATCGCCTGGTAGTTCGGCATGTCGTTGAGTTCGGCGGGCAACAGGCCACGCTCGATCATCTCCTCGTAATGGATCAGGGCCATTGCGTTGAACATGATCGCAGCCAGGTGATCTTCGTCCCGCTTGCCCTGCTGGAACTTCATCACATGCCGCTTGAGCGAGGCGACACACCGCGAGAACGGCATCCCACGCTCCCAGTTGCGCTCGGCGTACTTGGCGGCCCCCATGCGGAGCCAATGCCCCTGACGCTCCTCGGCAAATGGGGAGATCAGATCGGGGCGGGGCTTGTCGTCTGCCGTGTCGCGGATCGCCATGCCCTTGCCGAAGGATTGCCGCTTGCCACTGTCCGTCATGCCGTACTTGCTCATTGATCTTCTCCGGGGTTCACAGGTGCTTCTTCGATGATGTCGCCGCCGTGGTCGTCCGCGAAGGCCGCCTCATCCTCGGGCCACTCGTCGGTCTCGACTTCGGCGACTAGCTCGGCCCGCAACACGGAGCGCGAGAAGAAACCGGCGGAGCGGTAGACGCAGAGCATCATTGCTTGCCTCCTTCCGCCGTTTTGAGGGTCAGGTTGGAAATGTAGGTCTTGTGATAGTTCCCGTGGAACTTCTGGTGCCGGACAGGCAATTCCTTGCCGACACGAACCTTCGTCCAGAATCCCTTTTCGTCTGCATGGTCGTCGGACTTGCCGAGCCAGTTTTGGAAGGCGGCGAAAAACTCCGAAAAGAGCGTGTGCTTTTCCGGCGTTCGCTCGCACCGTTCCGCGATGAATCGTTCCAAGGCGCTTTGATTGTCGTCTTCAGCGGATAGTTTGCTTCCTGTCGTCACTACTGGCAGCCGCAATCGACCAAGGATAGGCGGCAGGTCCATGTGCATGATCGTATGGAGGAAGTGTGGGGCTTCCTGATCGAGGAAGACTTCCATCTTCGGCTTGGCGATCTTCTGTCCCTCCAGCAAGTCGCTGACGTAGATCGCCGTGATGCGGGTATCGCCGGGGAAGACGGGACAGTTTCCGCGACTATTGGCCGTCTGGACCCAATGGGTTGCATTGGGTTGCTCGAAACTGTCGCACCGCATCCTGCGAATCAGGATGGTTCGACCCGTGCTGTACTCCTTCAATTTCGCGTGGGCACCCGGCGACTTGGTGAGGTCTACCTCCTCCACCGCGCAGACGATCGCGCCGGATAGCTCGTTGTTGAATTCACTGGTCAGGGAACGCTTGGCTAGAGCGACGCCCTTCGTCACCAGCCGTTGCAAGGATTCATAGAAGATGCTCTTGCCGCTATCCTCGGGACCAAAGAAGAACAGGTACGGGGTCGGTTGGAACGGATCGCGGAAGGCACAGGCCACCCAGGCGCGGAGATAGTCGGCCCCTGTGCGGATGTTCGCGTCGATGGCCCAGGGCAACTCTCGCAGGACCGGCGTGAGTTCGTGGCCGATATGCTCGAAGATCATGTCCCAGTGAGGGTGGTAGGGAACTTCATCATCGGTCAACTCGGCGGGCTTGAACTTGAATTGAGCGGCATCGAGGTTCCACTGCCGGCCGCCGGGGTACTCTTCGCGGAAGGGCAGGTTGACCAATCGCCAGCCTCGGGTGACGGCGGCACCCATGATGGCCTCGGCCTCGTTCTTCGCGTGCCCGAGGTGTTGCAACACCATTTTGATATTGGAGCCAGGTTGCCGGACCCATTCCTTGTCTTTCTTCATCACCCATCCTGCGTGTTCGACGGCGGCCGTCTCTACGGCGCGGATGATGCCGTCAAACTCGTTGAAGTCGAGTTGGTCGTCCTCCTTGGCATCCGTCTGGACCTTGAAAATCTTGACAGCCTTTCCCTTCTTGTCGTCCCAGCCTTCGAGCCTGGAATCATCCGGCTTTCGTTCGATCTCAACGATCAGCCGGCCATCCTTATGGGCTTTGAGCGTTATCTTTCGATCGCCGCTGTCTGGCAGCTTGAGGTCTTCGCCCAGGGCCTTGGCCGCCTCGGTGGCCGCCTCCCGTGAAGCAAAGACATAACCACCTTGTTCTCGCTCAATACCGCCGAAGAGCGTACATGCGGTCGCCAAGTCCGGGTAACGATTGAAGTAGCACGTCGTCCACCCCTGACCGTCTTGGGTCCAGGTATCGGCCTCGGTAATGCCGGGGGAGAAGCGGTAGACCCGCCAGGCTCCGTTGGGCAATGGAAAGAGAAAGCAGTTAGGCGTTCCTTTGTCTCGGCCCTCGGAGATCGTCTTGAAGATGCCGACCAACTTGAGGGCTTTGCTTTCGGTCGGGTCGTTCAAGAGATCGCGCAGTGCTACGGTGTGGGTTTGCAGCAAGTGGTGGTCAGCGACCCAGAGGGTGGTCGCGCCGGAGCGCATCAGGGCCTCGATCTGGGCCTTGTGTGAATCGTCCAAGGGGACCATCTTCCGGCTGGACGCCAGCTTCTCGAAGGGGTCTTGATCGTCTTCGGCGATCTCGTTGACCCTAATCTTGGCCCGCTGGCCCTTGACCACTTCAATATGGTCCCGCCAATTGGCCGGCAGGTCGCTTACGCCTAACCGCTTTGTGGCCGGCTTGATGATTTCCAGGCCACGATTCTCGGCCGACATCTTGCGGTGCCAAATCCACATCACGTGGCCGCAGGCGTCGATCGCGCTGGCAAAGTCGAATCCGACCTCGGCGGACATCATCCCCAGGATGCAGCGGGCCAGGGCGGCGTGCTCGGTGTGGTTGTCAGTCGGTACACCGGCCTCGTCGATGTAGACATAGAGGTGGATGCCGCCGCCACCGGTGCTGCGGCGGACTTCGACGTAAGGCAGCGCACAAGCCGCTTGCTTGACCTTCTCCAATTCCTTCTCTTCGATGCCGATGCCCTGGGCATGGCCGGTCAGGGCGTCGAAGTCATAGCCGAAGTGCCGGGAGCGGCGGGCCTGCCAATCCCAGCCGGTCATGCCGATGCCCTCGGCATAGAGGTCGAAGGGATAGCCGATCTGGTAATCTTCCCACGTCGGGTCCGTGGCGGCATTCTTCGGAATGCGGATGGAGTGCCAGGTGTCGCTTCCGTTGGACCAGGTTGATTTCTTCCCGGCCACTGGCTCGCCGTCAGCAGCCATCACGTTCACCTGCGTCTCCATCGCAACGGACCACCGAGCCACGAGATCGGCATTGGCCGGCGTCTTGCGGGCCTGTAGGAAATTGCGCAGGGCTTCACTGGCTAGGGGCATTGCTATCTCTCTAAGGCCGCGTCGTTGATCCTCGTCGAGCGTATAAACGCGCTCGGCGCAGACTCTCGAAACTGGTCCGCGTAGATACCTATAAAAGACCCCCAAATCCCTTTGATTTCCCAGAAATGCTTGGGAAAAAAGGGGGATTTGGGGGTCTTTTATAGGTGTCTAAGTTCGACGCGGATGCACCGATGCCCGAGAAACCAGCCGACGAGTTCCGTCCGATCCCCTTGGCCGAGATCATCGAGCCGTGGGTAATCCTGCGGATCGTCAATCGGGAATCCGTGGACTACCTGGAACTGCGCGACTCCATCGCTCACCAGGGCCTCCTCAATTCCATCTGCGTGCGACCGTCGCTGCGAAGGCCGGGCTACTACGAAGTGGTGGATGGCCTCTATCGGTACACGGCCGCAGTGGAATTACGGTTGCCGGCCGTGCCCTGCATCGTCAAGCACAATCTCTCGGATGAAGACGTGTTGGCGATCCAGATTCAGGCCAATGCGCTGCGGCCCGAGACGACAGTGATCGAGTACGCCCGGCAGATCAAGCGGATCGTGGATGCCATTGCAGCCCGCGCGGGAAGGGATGCCACGTTGGCTGAGGTAAGCAACCTGATCCATAAGAACCCAGACTGGATTCGCCGGCAACTCGATCTGTTGAGCCTGCGGGCGGACATCCAGAAGGCCGTCGAGCGTGGTGAGATACCGCTGAAGTCAGCCTACGTGCTTGCCAAGCTGCCGCGCGTCCGTCAGGTCGAGTTCATCGCCCTGGCGAAGACGACCCCGGCGCGAGACTTCGCCCCGCTGGCGGCCCGACTGGTCCGGCAGATTCAAGAGGATGCCCGGCGAGGAAAGTTGCACGACTACTGCCGGGACTTCGAGCCGGTGCCGTACTTGCGGCCCTTGAAGGAGGTGCTCACTGAGTACCGCGAGCATCACCTGGGCGGTTTGACGGTGGTGAAGGGAGAGAGCAAGACGCCAGTGGACGGCTGGTACTTGGCCCTGCAATGGGCCTTGCATCTGGACGAGGAAAGCATCCGCGAACAACGAGAGAAAGCCTTAGCGCGAATTCAAGCCGCTGCATTGGAACGGAGGGCAGAGCCATGTGATGAAATCGAGACGAGCACCGAGGACCTGAACGACAACGACGAGTAACGCACCTTCTTGATCCTTTCAACCCTGGAACAGAGAGACAACAACAATGTCCGACACCACTGCGATGATCCCCGTCAATCTCGACCAGCTTCCGTCCACCCAACTCGGCACCGACGACCAGTTCGCCGAACTGGCGAAGGGTGGCGACTACATCGGCCGGATGCAGCTCTATACGAAGTCGAAGGCCAACATGAAGGGGCTGATCCCCTCGGGCCACTACGGCATCCCCGAGAGCGACGAAGAGATCATCGACCTGGGGCCTTCCGTGGACCTGCTGCCGCTGGCCCGCCGGCCGAAGGCCATCGACATGACCGACATGGAGGCCCTGGTCATTTCCTACGACATGGAATCGGAAGAGTTCAAGCGGATCGCCACCAAGTCCGCCGAGTCCGATTCCCACTGCCAGTACGGTCCCAGCTTCCTCGTCTACGAGCGGAGCACCGGCCGCTTCCTGGAGTTCTTCTGCGGCAACAAGAGCAGCCGTATTGAGGCGAAGAAGCTCTTTCCGTTCCTTCCGCTCACCCAGGCCGACATCGACGCCAAGGCGGCGGCCGGCAACGACGTGGGCGATCTCAAGCCGCACGGCCCGATGCCGGTGACGCTGAAGACGAAGGTGGCCGAGAACCGCAAGGGCACCTGGCACGTTCCCGTTGTGGTCCTTTGCACGTCGCCGTTCACGAAGCTGCCTTCGGGCGAAGTGATCTGCCGTGAGATTACCAAGTTTCTCACGATCAAAGACAACGGCGTCGAGAAGGTCCAGGACAGCAAGCCGGGCCGCGCTCGGTAGTCAACCGCCAGTAAACCGGCTGGGCCTCTGACGCAAGCCCACTCCAGTCGGCATTTGCTCCCGGACGGACTTGCCGCGCCTCTTATCGGCCCCATCCGGGTCATGTTCACCGGCCTGTCAACGGCTTGCACGCTGACAGGTAAGCCGAGGGCGGCAATGGCGACCGCCCTCGGCTCTCTTCCATTTCCGCTTGGCCTCGGCCTGATCGTGGAAAGCTGGAACAGGTGTGCCACGGCCTGGAGCCGGAATGTCGGTGAGGGGGATTCCAGCCAGCGGAGCATCGAGCATGAATCCAGACGCAGTATTGATCCAAGTCCCGAGCATCGACTTCCGCACCTTCATCGGTCTCGGCCATAGGGTGCTGGGCCGCAGTCCAGCCGCTACGTCGGATGCCTGTCGTCGGGAACTATCGGACGCCGAGCGGTTCCTAAGCTGCCTGGCCGCGATGCGGGATGAGAAGGCACCCGTGGGACTCTCACCCCATCTGCTGAAGCACGTCTCGTTCAGCGCGTTCATTGGGGCGGACGAACGGGACATGCTGGAAATCCTGCAACTGGCGAGTATGCCGTTTGTAGTGGTCGAGACGATTATGCGGGGAGTACAGGCGGCGGTCGTCACCGGCACTCTTGAACAATGGCGGGCCGCCGTCATCTCCGGTTGCGCCAGGGGCGCGCCGACCCCGGTACGGCATTGCTTCAACAAACTGCACGGCCTCTTCACGGCCGCCGGCCTCAATGTCTGGGGTGACTACACCCCTCGAACTAGCCCCGACCAGACCTATCTGCTCTTGGAAGACAAAAGAGGCCGGTAGGCGCTCTCGTTTTGCCAAGTTTTCGCGTTGTTACCTATAGGACTATCACGTCTTTCATCCTGAATCTATTACAGGTCCGCCGCAACGTCCGCTATGCAACCCTATTTCACGCAAGACAAGCTGACCCTCTACTGCGGCGATTTGCGGCAAGTGCTGCCGACCCTGCCAGAGAACAGCGTGGACTTTGTGGCGACGGACCCACCCTATGGTTTCAGCTTCATGGAGAAGGATTGGGACCACGAGGTTCCCGGCCCCGAGTTCTGGCGTGTCATCGGTCGCGTGTGCAAGCCCGGTGCGCTGCTGTTGGCTTTCGGCGGCACGCGGACCTATCACCGGTTGGTCTGCGCGATCGAGGATGCCGGGTGGGAGATTCGGGACTGCCTGATGTGGCTTCAGGGCCAGGGTTTCCCGAAAGCCGCCGACGTAGGCAAGATGATCGACAAGGCGAAGGGAGCCAAGCGCGAAGTCGTGGGCACGAAGGTCGGCTTGCCCGGCTACTCGCTGGCCGACAACGGCCGCACCAACGACATCTACGGCGATCTCCATAATCCCGAGGCCGAGTGCGCCATCACGGTTCCGGCTACGCCCGAGGCCGCCAAATGGACCGGCTGGGCCAACGCTCTGAAGCCCTGCTGGGAGCCCATAACCCTGGCGATGAAGCCGATGGACGGCACGATTGCTCACAACGCCCTGACCTGGGGCGTGGCGGGCATGAACATCGACGCTTGCCGCATCGGTGACAACCCCGGCTACAAGTACAACGCCGACCGTAACGGCACGACCTTCCACGGCAAGCAGGGCGAGCGGATCAAGCAATCGGCCGAGAAGAAGGGCACTCAGTACATCGAGTCTACGAAGGGCCGTTGGCCGGGGAACCTGCTGCTGGACGAAGAGGCTGCCCAGCTTCTCGATGCCCAGACCGGGACGCTGAAAAGCGGCACCGGAGTCGTGCGGACGAAAGCCGGGGACGGCTACCACGGCGGCATGGGCAAGGCCGGCGATGCCCAAGTGGCCTATGGCGACTCCGGCGGTGCCAGTCGGTTTTTCTACACGGCTAAAGCGACCACAAGAGAACGCAATGACGGCTGTGAGAAGGTGGTGACATGGGAAGGCGTGGACCTAAGCCGCGAGACGGAAGATACGCTCCGACACGCAAGGGCTATATCCGCTATCGGCATGGACTGTCTGGCCGCTATCGAATGGAACACGATCTTGTGTGGGAGCAGCACCGGGGGCCAATCCCGGACGGATATTGTGTTCATCATGTCAACTTTGACAAGACTGATAACCGAATTGAGAACCTTCAACTTCTCACCTTCCTCGAACACAAACGCCTCCATTCTGGCTGCTACAAAGACGCTGTTGGCGACTGGATCAAACCTTGCCGCCGCTGCGGACGACATCGACCGATTTCGGAGTTCTACAAGCGTCGAAACGGCGTCTCTCCTTGGTGCCCTCAGTGCTGTGTTGCGAGTGCTGTTGCAAATAAGCGCAAGAGGACATCGCGGCAATCTACATCCATGCGTTAAACCCGTGAAGCTGATGGAGTATCTGCTGACGCTGCTCTCCACACCGGACGGCGGGGTGATTCTCGATCCTTTCGCCGGAAGCGGCTCGACCCTCCTGGCAGCCCAACGCCTCGACCGGCGCTGCATCGGTGTGGAGTTGATCGAACACAACTGCGAGATCATCAAGGCCCGTCTTCAGGGCTGAGGGAGTTTGAATGTCGGTTGAAGCAGTCAAAGTCGAAGCCACCACGTCCAGTGGGACGCGAATCCGCGTGCCGGTGCTGCTGGAAAGAAAGGAAGGCCGCATCTACTTCTGGGACGGCAAGGTGGGCACGAAGACCCGCTACGGCTTGTCGTCGGAAGTCAAGGCCATGCGCGGCTCGCACTTCCACGGCTACGACGACGAGGGCGAGTACGCCAAGAAAATGGTGTGGTCGGTGGACGATTGCCAGCGCAACCGGTTCCAGATCGGCTATCTCTGCGGTCAAGACGTTTATGCCTGGTTCGACCGCTCGCTGATGCGCCACGAGTATCGGCCGCTGATGCGCGGCGGGGTGCCGCAGACGTTCATGCCGCACCAGGCGGACCTGGCCGACGCCGGCCTGACGTACCACTACCAGATATTCGGGGCCGAAATGGGCACGGGCAAGACCCTGGCTGCCCAGATGGTGATTGAGAAGTCGGGCGTCAACCTGGTGTGGTGGGCGGGGCCGAAGACCAGCATCCCGAACATCAAGCGCGAGTTCAAGCTGTGGGGTTTCCCCTTCAATCGTATCCAGGTCGCGTTCTTTACCTACGAAGGTCTCGTCCGCGTGATGGATGAATGGGACGGCTCGCAACCGCTGCCGCAATTCTTCGTGGCTGACGAATCGAGCCGGTGCAAGAACGACACGTCCCAGCGCTCCAAAGCCTGTCAGAAACTTGCCGACCTGATTCGCGACAAGTACGGCCTGGATGGCTACGTGATCCTCATGTCCGGCACGCCGTCGCCGAAGACGCCTTGTGACTGGTGGAGTCAGTGCGAGATCGCTTGGCCGGGCTTCTTGAAGGAAGGCAGCCGCCGGGCGATGGAAGAGCGGCTGGCCTTCATGGTCGAGCAGCAGTTCGATGCCGGCAAGTTCAAGAAGCGCATCGGTTGGAAGGACAACGAATGCAAGTGCGCCAAGTGCGGCGACACCTTCGAGGAAGGACCGCACGAGTTGGACGGGGTTACAGACCCGGAAGACTACCACAAATTCGAGGCCAGCAAGAACGAAGTCGCCTACCTCTACGAACGACTCAAAGGGCTGGTGGTCGTCAAGCATAAGAAGGACTGCTTGCACCTGCCCGAGAAGCGATACCGCAAGGTCGTCTGCAAGCCTACGGCCAGCGTCCTGCGCGTGGCGGAATCCATCGTCCGCGCGGCCCCCAACGCGGTCACCGGCATGACGCTGCTGCGGGAACTAAGCGACGGATTCCAGTACCGCGAAGTCCAGGACGGCATGACGAAATGCACGCATTGCACGGATGGCACGGTCGCCGAGTGGATGGACCCGGAAGACCCCGAGGCCCGCTACCAGGCCATCGACATGCTGGACCCGGACCTGTTGGCCCGTCTTGTCAAGGAGACCGTTCCCTGCCCGTTGTGCAACGGCAAGCGGGAAGTCCCCAAGATGGCGCGCATCACTCGGGAAGTGCCCTGCCCGAAGGAAGCCGCCCTCAAAATGCTGCTGGACGAGAACGAAGAGGTCGGTCGGCTGGTGGTCTTCGCCGGCTTCACCGGTTCCGTGGATCGCATCGTCAAGCTGTGCCTGAAGGAGAAGTGGGACGTAGTGCGCTGCGATCAGGGCAACTTCCAAGTCTTCGCGTCCAAGAGCGACAGCCCGGATGGCGCTGTCGTGGCCGGCGAGGAGCCACTGGATTACTGGGCCAACTTGGAGGGGCACGGCAAGGTCGTCTTCGTCGCCAATCCCGAGTCGGGCGGCATGAGCCTGACGTTGGTAGAGGCTCGCATGGCGGTCTACTGGTCCAACAGTTGGAAACCGGAGTACCGCGTGCAAAGCGAGGATCGCATCCACCGCAAGGGCATGGACGAGAACCTGGGCTGCATGATCGTGGACCTGATTCACCTGCCCAGTGACGACCGTGTACTCGACGTGATTCGCGCCAACCGGAAGTTGGAGCTGATGACGATGGGTGAAATCCTCCAGGGCGTTGACTGGCAGGATGCCGGCGAAGAAGGCGAGATGTCCGTGGAGGAGTTGACGCCGTGACCAACGTCTTCTGCGAAATCGCGTTGTCCAAGGGCCGCTGGGGCTATCCACCCTCCCGCTCGCGGGCGCGAAGAAACCTGCGGTGGACCTTCGGAAGCCGCTTGCTGGACGTGACCTTCCACGACCCTGGCGACAACGCGATTGAAATGGACATCCGCGTGGCTGGCGACGAAGACAACTGCGAAGAAATCAGGGATGCAATCTTCCGTGCCTTCCTGGAATGGAAACCCGAGTATGAGAGCATGATCGACGTTTCTGTAGCTGTTGACTGACACCTCTACCCTTGGAGTTGCAACGATGAAGTACGTGCTGTTGGCCCTGACCCTGCTTGCCTTGACCGTCGCCCCGGCGGTCGCCAGCGTCCCCGATGATTTGCAGCGTGTGAGCGTCACCATCAAAGCCGGGAGCGCCCAAGGCTCCGGCACCCTCGTCACCCGGAAGATTGGCGAAGACACCGTGACCTTCGTGTGGACAGCGGCCCACGTTGTCGATGGTCTGCGCACCACGCGCACCGTCGTCACGCCGCAAGGGACGCCCCGTATCCTCGTCGAGTATCGGGATGCCGAGATCGTCCAGGAGCGCCAGCAGGACGGCCGCCGCGTGGGCGAAGTCAAGTACGACTGCAAGGTCGTCAAGGTCAGTGACGCCGACTACGGGGAAGATTTGGCTTTGCTGATGGTCCGCTGCAAGGGCGCTTACCCCTTGAACATCTGCGCGAAGTTCCACCAAGACACAAACTACATCCCGCCCATTGGCATCGAGTTGAGCCACTGCGGCAGTCTGCTCGGGCAGTTCGGGGCCAACAGCTACACCACGGGCGTCCTGAGCCAAACCGGCCGGACCCTCGCCATGAAAGGCGCGAACACCAAGGTGTTCGACCAGGTGACGGCTGTGGCTTTTCCCGGCTCGTCCGGCGGCGGCATGTTCCTCAAGGAGAACGGCGAGTACATCGGGATGCTCACCCAAGGCGTGATGAAACTGCAAGGTTTCAACTTCATCGTGCCGGTGCGGCGCATTCATAGCTGGGCGAAAGACGCAAAGATCGAATGGGCCATGAATCCCGATGTGTCCATGCCCACGCTGAAGGAGATCGACGCGATCCCCGTGGAAGACGCCGGTCAATCGCCGGGCGGCTATCCGCAGCGCAATCCGGCCGGTGGGCCGCCGGATGAAGGCGCGGCTTCTGCCAACCCACCTTTCGACTTCAACGACGCCATCAACTGGGTCTCGAAGTTCGTTCGTTCGCTCCGAAGGGGCTAGTCAGTCGCTTTCTTCCTGCCTCTGTGACTGACAGCACATGAGCCGGGTGGCGATGGGGCAGCGCCGCCCGGCCTCTCTCGAACCCCCGCAACCTTCTCAGCTAGCAATATCTACATGGCGTTCTTCAAGACCAAGTTCGAGTCGCACAAGCAGGAGTGGGAGACACCCACTGGCCTGTTCGACCGGCTGAACCGTGAATTCGGTTTCACGCTGGACCTGGCGGCGGATGCCACGAATGCGAAGTGTTCGACCTACTACACGTCGGAGAACGATGCCTTAAGGCTCCCCTGGCACGGTGTCTGTTGGCTCAATCCGCCCTACGGCGCGAAGCAACACAGGCTCTCGGACTGGGTGCAGAAAGCGTTTCGGGAAGCCCAGACCAAGGCAGGCTGCAAGGTCGTCATGCTGATCCCCGCACGTACCAACACCCGCTGGTGGCACGACTACTGCATGAGGGCCGCCGAAATCCGCTTCATCAACGGGCGACCAAAATTCGGCGATGCCAAGCACGGGCTGCCACAGCCCTTGGCCTTGGTTGTCTTCCAACCGCACGACGGCCCGACCGTTCTCTCCTCCTTCGAGGCATGAAGGAAGCAACAAAGGACAGCATCAATGAAGTTGACAAAGAAGAAGGTCGAGAAAATCAAGCAGGCCATCACGGATGGCACAAGGCAGCCGGAAATCGCCAAGCGGTTCAAGGTGAGCCGCAGCATCGTCTCCGACATCGCCACTGGCCGGGTCCACAAAGACGTGCAATGGCCCAATGGCGAGCCGCCCGCGCCCAAGCGGGCCGGCGGTCAACACCAGGCCGTCCCGGACTACGACCCCACGGACAAGCGTGTCCTGGAGTTGGAGGCCGAGATCGTCCACCTGACGGACGAGCGGAACCGCGAGCGGCAAAAGGTCAAGGCCAGCGCCAAAATTGCTGGCCTGTTCAAGGCCGTCGTGGCGGAAATGGAACAGCGGATCAAGCCGTTTCCGGCCTTGCCCTCGCAACTCGAATACCGCCGCAAGGCCCAGATCGTTGAGCATTGCGTGATGCACCTTTCGGACGGCCACCACGATCAGGTCGTGCGGCCAGAGGAAGTCGGCGGGCTGGAAGAATACAGCTTTCCCATCTCGTGTTGCCGGGCCGAGCGTTACGTCAACACGGTCGTCGAATGGACGCAAGACACCTTGGCACCGAAGTTCTACTTCCCGGTGTTATGGGTGTTGGCCTACGGCGACTTCACCAGCGGCGAAATCCACAAGGCGTGCGAGCGGTCCTATTACCGCAATCAGTTCAAGAATTGCCTGGCCATCGGCCAGTTGCACGCGCTGATGTACCGCGACCTGGCAAGCCATTTCGAGGAGGTTCACGTCCTGTATCTGGCCGGCAATCACGGCCGGCGGACGCCGAAGAAGGATTACCTCGGCGCGCACGACAACTGGGACTACCTCTGCGGTGAGGTGGCCCGCTTGCATTGCCGCGATCTGGGGAACGTCCATTTCACGATCCCCGATGCGTGGAGCGCCAACATCAACATCAATGGCGTGGGCTTCAACGTCTCGCACGGCGACGACGTGCGGAGCAACCTGGGAATCCCGTGGTACGGGATGGTCCGCCGGCAAAAGGGCCTGATCGCTCTGGGCGCGGCGGCCGGTGCCCAGCGTTGCCGGTACTTCTGCGTCGGCCACCATCACGCCGCCAGCATCCTGTCCGACGTGGACGGCGAACTGCTGGTCAACGGCTCGTGGGTGGGCACCGATGCCTTCGCCTACAACTCGCTGTCTGGCTACCGGGAGCCATCCCAGTGGCTTCACGGCGTCAACCCCAAGCATGGCATCACCTGGCGAATGAACTGCAAGCTGCGCCATGAGAACGAGAAGAACGGCCCGAAGCGCTACCTGATCGACGGTGGCCGCGACGTGGGGCCGCTCAAGTCTTAACCCCCGAGAATCCATGAAGGCGAAAACATCTGCGGTCCTGGCCGTGCTTTGTGCATCGGCCGTTGGCGTCATCGGGTTGTTCCTGGCCGCCATTCTGGCCCGTGGCTTCGTGCTCACGGTCCTGTGGGGATGGTTCGCCGCCCCCGTCTTCGGTCTGCCGGCCTTGGGCATCGCGCCGGCACTCGGCTTGACCGTGCTGCTCAACTACCTGCTCAACCACAAGAAGGAAGGCCAGTCGCTTCCCGGCATTTTCGGCGGCGCTCTGGCGGCCCTTGGCGTTGGCTGGGTGATTCACCTTTTCGTCTGAGGTCAACCATGCCCATTCATCGCACCACCAAGAACGGTAAGCCGGCATTGCAGTACGGCAGCCGCGGTGCCAAGTACGCCTACACGCCGGGTAACAAGCGGAGCCGCGAGGCCGCCAAGAAGAAGTGCATCAAACAGGCACTCGCCATCGAGCGGCGTAGCGGTGTGCCCGCCGACCTGTGAAAGGAGCCGCCCGTGGCCAAGAAACGAACGTCAACCAAATCGGCCCGGACGCCGGTTGCCCCGCCTCCGGTCCTAGAGCGGTTGCAGAACAGCGGCATGATGCGCTTCGGAGAGGGGCAGCCGCAGGTTCCGAGTGTTGGGGCGGCCAGGATGCAGAAGCCTACCGGCCGCAAGCCAGCCGGCAAGAAGGGCCGCCGTAAGTAGCAGCCTGCGCCTAGCGCGAAGGAGCCAGTGATGCCCAAGCGAGTCGGTCGCCGGACCATCGAGCATTGGCGCGACGGCGAGTGCATCGCCCGAATCGAAGTCACCGACGACATGATTCAGCGCAACGCCGATGGCACGGCACGGGTCGTGTTCCCGCCGGGAAACATCGTTCTGGCGACGGGGGACGAGCTGCATTTCGACGTGGACGGACTCATTGAGCGACTGAAGGGAGGCAAATGATGCCGGAGACGAAGCTGCGGCTCAACCTCCTCCACTTGCGGAAGGGCGAGCAGCCGGAGGCGGTCGAGACCTACTACGTGCTCGGCCACCGACCTGCGGGCGGCATGATCGCCCGAGTCATCATCGGAGAAGACCTGGAACTGTGGAAGCATGACACCTTGATCTTCGACTTCAGCAACGAACAAGCATGAGATTCCGAGCACTCTTCATCGGCGGCCCGGTGGATGGCCAAGAGCGAGTCCTGAACGCCTGCCCGCCCACCATCGACTGCACGACGGCGCGCTACTCGCGCCTTCATGTCATAGGAGCGACGGCGATCTACTCGTTGCTCAGTCTCGAAGAGACCTTGAACCGTGTCTGGAATCGCTACGCGGGAGAAAGCGATGCGTGAGCTACAGCTTGCACCTTGGAGAGACATCTATGCCGACCTACTGCGTAAGTGACCTGCATCTGTGCGACCGCGGCCCGCGCGACAACTTCTGTTACGGGGACCGGGAAGAGCGATTTTACCGCTTCTTGGACTTGGTGGAGAGCAATCACGGTCGGCTGCTGATCCTCGGCGACCTGTTCGATTGGTGGCAAGTCCCCGTGGGCGCGGTGATCGTGGCCTACCGCCCGCTCTTGGATCGGCTAGCCGGCATGGGGGCAACGTGGATCGTCGGCAATCACGACAACGCCTTGGCACCCCTGATCGGCACTGAATTGATGCCCGATCATCCCTTGCTCAGGACGGCCTGCCACCCGTTCGAGGAAATCATCGGCGGCCGAAGGATCGCCTACCTCCACGGCCACGAGGCCGACCCCTACTGCTGTGACCTGAATCCCGGCACCGGAGAGATCACGGCGATCATCAGCGGGATGCTGGAGGACCGCAACAAGGGGCCGTTCCACAATCACCATGCCGTGGAAGACGAGTTCGTCGGCACGTTGGAAGGGGCCTTGACTCTCTGGCGGAGACTGACGTTCCAGCACGGCCGCCAGGAGGAGATGGTCGCTGGCGTCGAGAAGTACCGCCAGAAGCAGAGGGCCGCTGTGGTGGTCTACGGCCACACGCACGAGCCGGGCCACATCGGCGATTACCACTTCAACACCGGTTGCTGGGCGCGGCGGCACGACACGTTCGTCTCCATCAGCGACGGCGGCCAGGGTTCCGTGTGGGAATGGCTGCCGGACCAGGGGCCGGTCCCCTTTGACGTGAAATTGAGATGAACCTGCCGGAGTTGGAACAGTACAAGGCGTACTCGATTCCGGTCACGGCCATCTATTATGACGCCGCCTTCAACTGCCGGGGTGAGTTCACGCTGCAATCCGTCAAGGAACTGGCCGACAGCATCGCCCAGGCGGGCCGGCTGATCTGTCCGGTCGCTGTCCAGCCGTGGGCCGAGGCCAAGGGTTTCGAGTACCGGCTGATCGTTGGGCACCGCCGCTTCAAGGCCGTGACCACCTTCCTGAAATGGACGGCGATACCTGCCTATATCTGCGAGGGCCTAAGTGACCACAAGGCCCGCATGTTGAACTTCGTGGAGAACTTGCAGCGGAAGAGCCTGAATGTCTTGGAAGAGGCTCGTGCCATCCAGAACCTTTATCCCGATGGTGCGCCTTTGCGACAGGCAGCCGAGGAACTGAAGCAGCCGACACGATGGGTCCATATCCGTGTGCGCCTGCTGAAGATGCCGGAGGCAATCCAGCAAAAGGCTGCCGCCGGTGTACTGTCTCAAGCGAATCTGGAAACGCTTGCGGGCATTGAGAAGCCCGACGAACAGATCAAGGCCGCCGAGGAGATTGCCGAAGCACGGCAGCGCGGCCGAGGCAAGTTCCTGCCCGGCTTGGACAGAACGTATAAACGCCGCCGGGGCGTCCGTCCCCGCGAGGAAATCAACCGCATGATCGAGCGGATGCTCGGGGCCGGAATCGGCGGATTGCCGCCTCGGGTTGCGGCCTGGTGTGCGGGCCAGATCGCCGACGAGGAATTGTTGAAAGAAATCGAAGAAGTCACTCTCGAAACCGCCGGAGAATGCGTTGTCTCTGATAGGGAGAGATTTGATGGACACACCAGCCGCTCCAGTTGAACCGGGAATCGACGTTCGGAAGCTGAAGCCAGAGACGGTGATTCTCTTGGAGGCGGAACCCTACCTCTATGAGATTCGCGTCATGTACCCGGCACACGGCATCGTGGAGATCAGTTCCAGCGACCCGAATCTCCGCGTTGCGACCGTGGGCCAATTGCTTCAGAGCGTCCGCTGGTCGAGTCCCGGTGCGCCGATCCCCGCCTGGATCGGCAGAGGTCTCGCCCTGGAAATCCGGTTTCGCAATGGTGTCTATCGCACTCAACCGGTGACGGCAGCCAGCGTCACTGGGAAACGCGACGACGGCAGCCATTGGTCTTACGACGTTTTCGAGACTTCCGGCGTGCGCGCGGAATACCCGGCGCTGAACCCATAACCGCATGGCTGGTGACTGGGATCGGTAAAGCCTGACCGGTAATGGTATCTGCCGCCGTGGCTGGCGGGGAACCATGCGGAAGCCGGAAGTCCCGTTCAAGGTGGAATCACGCTATGCCCGACAAGCCGCCGAAACTCTACCTCGATACCGAGACTTGTGGGCTGCATAGCATGATGGTGCTGTTGCAGTATGCCGTGGAAGACGGCCCCATTGCTCTGTACGAGGTCTGGCGGCGGCCGATCCGTGAGACGCTGGCGCTGATCGAGTGGATATGCCAGCACACAGTCGTCGGCTTCAACTTGTCCTTCGACTGGTTCCATGTTGTCAAGGTTTACACCATCTTTCGCCTCTGCGACCCGGACTGGATTCCCGAAGAGCATATCGACGAGATCGCCATGCTGGAACCGCAGGGGCAAGATGGCCCGTGCGTCAAGCCGGCGGCGGTCCTGGACCTGATGCTCCACAGCCGCAAAGGCCCCTACCAATCGCTGATGGCCCGCGAGGATGTCAGGATCAAGCGGGTTCCCACGGCTCTTGCCTACGCCCTGGCCCGCGAGTTAGAGGCCAGAGTCCAATTCGACAACATCTACTTCGCCAAGTCGGCCGACCCGGAAGCGCCCAAGTGGCAGGTCTTCGACCGTCACGACTCCTTCGGCGATCTGGATACCGAGTTCAAGGATGTTGTCTTGAAGTTCAATCCGGCGGGCGGGTTGAAGTTCCTTGCCGAGCACGCTCTGAAGCTCAAGCCCAAGTATCACTACGCCGATGTAGAGCCGCCCCCAGTGTGGCGGCCCTGCGAGTTGGGCTATGCACCCACGGCCTTGGCCGTGTCAAGTCCTGACAAGGGCTGGGCGATTGAGACGGACGACGGCGAAGGCAACGGGAAGAAGGTCACGAAGTACGCTTGGCCCGGCGTGATTCGCAAGTTCATCGACCATTGGGCAACCCGCCAGGACGCCCGCGACTACGCCAATGACGACATCGTTTATACGCGGGCGCTGGACAAGCATTTTGGATGCCCGGAGCCGGGTGACAATGACTCTACGCTGACCTGCATGGTGGCGGCCGTCCGTTGGCACGGGTTCACAATTAACCGTGAAGGCATCAGCGGCCTGCGGGCGAAGGCCCAGGCTGTCATGGCGGCCAGCCCAGTCAACATCCACAAGCCGAGTGAGGTTCGGGCCTACATTACTGCCGTGATGAACGACACGGAGAAACTGATCCTTGAAGAGTCCACGAAGAAGGCCAACCTTGAAGCGATCAGCAAGTGGGGCATCGGTAAGATGTGCCCGACGTGCAAGGGCAAGGGCTACCTTGGGGAAGAGAAGACGAATATCTGCCCTGATTGCAAAGGCGTCTGCTTTGCTGGTGAACCGGAACCGTGCGGTGAGTGCGAGGGGACTGTTCCGTCGCAGACGCTTACGGCTTTCGGACTGGATCGTGGGGCTAGTGTTGACACGGTCCACGCCACCTATCGGCATCTGGCGAAGACGCATCATCCCGACCACGGCGGAAATGCTGAAGAGTTCAAGCGGGTCCAGGAAGCCTACGAGGCAATGATAAACCGGCCGCAGTGTCATCGCTGCGGTGGTACGGGTTTCCTGAAGGTCGGCTGGCATCCGGCGGCCGTTCGCGCGAAGGAAATCCTTGCCGTCAAGTTTGCTGCCAAGGAAATCGAGCTATACGACAAACTGCTGTTGTCCGGCAAGTTCCACGCCAGCTTCGTCGTGATTGGTGCCCTCTCGTCCCGCATGGCTGGGGCAGACGGCCTCAATGCCCAAGGCATCAAGCACACGAAAGAAGTCCGCCAGATGTTCCCCTTGGCCTGGGAAGGGTATCTGCTCTGCGGCGGCGACTTCAGTTCCTTCGAGGTGACAATTGCCGATGCCGTGTGCAACGACGAAGCCCTGCGCGCTGAACTGATTGCGGGCCGGAAGATTCATGCCCTGTTTGGCATGGCGATCTTCCCCGGCACGACCTATGAGGAGGTCAAGTCGAGCGACGGCAGTACGACCAACGATATGTACACCAAGGGCAAGCAAGGGTTCTTCGGCACGATGCTCTACGGCGGCGACCACAGCACCCTGGTCAACCGCCTGGGGATCAGCGAAGAGGTCGCCAAGACGGCTATCGAGAACTTCGGCAGCCGGTTCGTGGGCGTCAAGCGGTGGCGCAAGCGGGTTGCTGACTCGTTCTGTTCCATGACCCAACCGGCCGGCATCGGCACGAAGGTGGTCTGGAAAGAGCCGGCCGACTATGCCGAAACGATGCTGGGCTTCCGCCGCTACTTCACCCTGGAAAACCGCATCGCCCGCGCGATCTTCGACTTGGCCCGCAACACTCCGAAGCACTGGAAGGACTGCAAGGTCAAGGTGGTCCGCCGCGACCGAGTGCAGACAGCCGGCGGTGCCGTCTCGTCAGCTCTCTATGGGGCGGCCTTCTCGATGCAGGCAGCCAACATGCGGGCGGCGGCGAACCATGAAATCCAGTCGCCGGGGGCCGAAATCACTAAGCACGTCCAGCGAAAGATTTGGGACTTGCAGCCTGTCGGCGTGAACGAATGGCACGTCGCCCCCATGAACATCCACGACGAGATCATGTGCGTCACCCGGCCCGATGCGGTTCAGAGCGTGGCACAGGTGGTCCGGGATTCCGTGGAGCACTTCCGCCCTTACGTGCCGCTGATCGGCATGGACTGGAACGAGGAAATGGCGAACTGGGCCGAGAAGAAGAGCGGCACGATCAAGATCAGAGCACCAGAGATGATGAAGTGAAGTACATCGACCACTACGAGATTCAGTACAGGCGTCACGGCGGCGGCTGGGAATACGTCGGGAACGTCTACCCTCGCTATGAGTGGAGGACCGTGCGCCCCTGGTTCTTCTTCGGTCTGATTTCCTGGCCGAAGATGGTGAATGCTGCGGCGGCTGCGCTCCGGGCATATTGCCAAGCGACCGACGTTGCCCTGGCACTAATCGGCGGCGACGCACGGGACCACTGTCGCATCTGGCGATGGGAGCGCAGAGGCCGGAGGCTCACGAAACAGATCGACGGCCAGTTCGACGGACACTTGATCTGATGGGCAGAATCCGCCGACCAGCGCACGGCCCCGAGTGGCACATCCAGCAGGACTTGATTGCGTTCCTGAGAGCACGATGCTGGCACGTCGAGCACACGCACGGCAACTTGTACCAGACCGGCTTCCCCGACTTGTATGTGATGCACGAGAAGTGGGGCACGCGATGGATCGACTGCAAGCAGCCGAAGAACTACACGTTCACGAAAGCCCAGCGGCGCAAGTGGCCGCTGTGGGACGCCAAGGGCACTGGCATCTGGATACTCACTGCGGCCACGCAGGAAGAGTACGACAAGCTGTTCAGGCCGCCCAACTGGCGTGACTACTGGAAGGAGTCGTGGGGTCAGGTTCCTGACATCGACGCCCTTCTCGACGAGCTAGACCGCGAAGGCTGGTAGCTCGCTTCTCGCAACCCGCTAAGAAACGCCGACTGCGGAAAAACCCTGCGCCTATGGAACTGCAACATCGACCCGAACCGTGGATGTGTACGCCCCTGGCCTTCGCGATGGCCTTGGACATGCCCGTCGCTGATCTGCTCGCGGCCATCGGCCACGACGGCAGCGAGATTGTCTTCCCGACGCTTCCCGAGCCCCTGTGCCGGCGGTGCTTCCACATCCAAGAGCTGATCCAGGTTGCCTTGGCGCGCGGCATGGCCGTCACGCCGGTCGAGTTGTTCCCCGTGCTGCAACCGGCCGAAGTGGGACCGTTCCACAAGACAGTGCTCTACGCGGACAACAACTGGCGGCGGTTCGAGACCACGATCCAGAGCAGCCGGGGCGTCATTGACGGCACCGGCGCACGTCTTCGCCACATGGTCGCTTACGACCACGGCCGCATCTACGACCCGCGCGGGCCGGTCTACGACTACAGCCGCCTCGCCTGTGAAGCCCACCACTTCTACACCCGCTGCGCCTGGCGGATCGACCCGATGGGAGGAAGCAGCCATGAGTAATCAGTACAACGAGGCCCTGGTTGCTGCCATCTACTATGCAACCAACGGCGAGTCGCTGGACGCCGAAAAGAACGCCGCTCTCTACAAACGGGTGGCGGCCGGCGATACCGCTGCCCGCGAGGAAATGATCGTCGGCAACATGCCGCTGGCCGTTACGAACGTCGAGAGTTTTGTGGCTCGGTTTCCGGGAATGGCCCACCTGCGCGACGACTTGACGAGTGCCGCCTTCATCGGTCTGACGAAAGCCGTGAACAAAATGGCGGCCGGTGAAGGGCCGCGCAGCACCGATCTCTCGGCCCCGGTCGAGTTCATGGGCATGTGGATCAACCGGGAATTGTATCGGTTGCTTGAACCGGAAGGCATTGCGCCGCCACATACGTCAAAGAATCGGGCGCGTGCCCAAGGCAAGGAACTGACCATGCCGACGATTCACAACGTCATTCCCGAGCGATTCGAGGTTCCTTCTTACCAGAAAGAGCTGGAGACGCGCGATCTGATCGAATCCTGTTGCACCTGTGACGAGGAGCGAACCTTTGTGGCAATGCGTGAAGCGGGATACACCCTCGTCGAGATTGCAGTCGCCCTCCAGAGATCGCGGATGTTCACCCAGAGGATGGGCATAAAGCTGGATGCCCGCGTCCAGAACAAGATCGAGGCCATCCGCAACGAATGATCCGACGCATCTTCCTAGACCTGGACGACGTGTGCAACACGCTGGCACCTTTCGTGTTGCACTGGGTCGGCTGCGGCATCGCTCCGACTGACTATGCGAGCTACCCACGCCAGTTTGGCTACCGCATTTCCGACGTGGCCAATTTCCTGCTGGGGGAATCTCGCTATACGCCGGCCACGCTCTGGGCGTCCATTCCACGTTCGATCTGGGTCAACGTTCCCGAGTCGCCGTTCTTCGCCTGGCTCTTGGAGACATGCGCCAAGGCGGTCGGCCGCGAGAACGTCTGCATCGCCACGAGTCCCACGAAATGCCCTGAGAGCCTGGCCGGCAAGCTGGAGTGGATTCACGACCACTTCCCGGCGTGGATGCACCGGCAATACGCCATCACACCCCGTAAGCATCTTCTCGCCCGGTCGGATTCCCTCCTGATCGACGACTATGCGGAGAACACCGCCCGTTTTCAAGCCCTCGGCGGCCAGGTAATCCTCGTGCCGAGGCCCTGGAATGACAACTGGGCGGCCGATCCCCGGACCTATTTGGAAGAAAAACTTGCGGCGGCGCTCTCGAAATCGGCCTGAAATACGTTGTTCTTTATAGAGACACTTGCAGACCTTTTAAGCTGGCTCTAATCATGCACACCGTCGAATTCATCCCTGCCAACTGGTTGGAGCGGGCGGCATGGTGGCCTGGCCTGACGGTCTACAGCCGACCGGTCCAGATCGAGCGGCGAACGGTCGTTCGCCGGGCGTGCGACCGGGTGGAAGACCTGCTCCGATCCCTGCTTTCCGCACAGGCATAACCGATGGCAAAGCGCGAATTCCTGCAACTGGCCGACCATTACGACCGCCACAAACATGAAGTGGCGGGGTGGTTCGTCTCGGAGAAGCTGGATGGCACACGCTGCTTCTGGGACGGCGGCATCACTCGCGGCCTGCCCACCGAGACGGTGCCCTGGGCCAGCATCATCGACCCCAAGACGGGCCAGAAGAAAGCGAAGATCAAGCCTGTGGCGACCGGCCTGTGGAGCCGCTACGGCAACCCGATCATGGCCCCGGACTGGTGGCTCAATCAGCTTCCCTGCTGTCCCTTGGATGGCGAACTGTGGGCCGGGCGGGGCAGATTTCAGCTCTGCCGGTCGATCTGCGGCGGCGACACGCCGGACGAGCGCTTCGACAAGATCGTCTTCGCCGTCTACTCCACCCCGCCGCTCGGCGCGATCTTCAGCACGGGGCAGATCAAGAACGCCAACATGGTCTGCAACGTCGAGTACCTCGCCATTGAGGCATGGATCAGGCAACGGCTCAATGCCAGGGGCGAGCGATTCGAGGGCGTTCCCCAGCCAAAGCGCTGTCTGGGCGACGACTTCCGGTTCCTGCACCCCGGCCAGCCTTTCGGCAAGGAACTGGCGGTGTTGAACACGGCCTTGGAGAACACCGACGCCTCAGTCTGTTACCTGCATCCGCAGATGAAGCTGATCGACGTTCCCGACGCCGCTAATGACCAGGTGGAAGAGTATCTGCAACGAGTGCTGGACCAGGGTGGCGAGGGCGTGGTGATCCGCAATCCTGACGCCGTTTGGACGCCGAAACGGCACCACAGCATTCTGAAGTACAAGCCATTCTCCGACGCCGAGGCCCGCCTGGTGGGCTTCACCAGCGGCCGGGAAACCGCCAAGGGCAGCCGGCTGCTGGGCAAGATCGGTGCCCTGATCGTGGACTTCCAGGGCAAGCGCCTGGAATTGTCGGGCCTGACTGACGCCGAGCGAGAGTTTCTCAATCCCGACATGGCCCGCACAGCGGCCGAGAAGCCGGGGCAGGACATGCCCGCCTTCTTTCAGGGCCAGTCATTCAAGGTCGGACAGACCGTCACGTTCAAGTACCGCGAACTGTCCGATGACGGCATTCCAAGAGAGGCGAGGTACTGGCGGCGGAGGGACGTGGAATGATCGACGTTTCCTCGATCCGTCTCTATTGCGGGGACGCACGGAGCCACTACGACCTGTGGGACGCGCCAACGCTCATCATCTCCGACGGGCCTTACGGACTGAACGGCTACGATGGCGACCTCAAACGGCCGGATCAACTCCCCGCGTGGTACGAGCCGCACATTGCGGCATGGACCCGCCGCGCTACCGCGTCTACGACGTTGTGGTTCTGGAACACGGAAGTCGGCTGGGCGGAAGTCCATCCCCTTCTGCGGGAAGCGGAGTGGCTTTATCGGGCGTGCTGCATCTGGGACAAGGGCCTCGCCCATGTGGCGGGCAATACCAACACTCGGACCCTGCGGAAGTTCCCTGTGGTCACCGAGGTGTGCGTCCACTACGTCCGCGAGCCTCAGTTTCGATTGACCACCGACGCTCCAGCGCTCTCTGCCCAGGATTGGCTTAGGGCGGAGTGGCGGCGGACGCGGCTGCCCTTTGCCAAAGCGAACGAGGCGTGCGGCGTGAAAAACGCGGCCACTCGCAAGTACCTCACTGGCGATCACCTGTGGTATTTCCCACCGCCAGACGTGTTCCGCAGGTTGGTAGAGTTTGCCAATGTGAACGGCGACCCTTTGGGGCGTCCGTACTTCTCGCTTGACGGCAAGACGAGCCTCCTGCCCTCGCAGTGGGAGCAACTTCGCGGGAAGTTCTGCTGCGACGCCGGAATAACCAACGTGTGGCAAGTCCCAGCGGTGCGCGGCAAGGAACGGATCAAGGTCCAGGGCAACGTGGTCCATCCGAACCAGAAACCGCTCGCTCTCATGCGACGGCTGGTAAGAAGCTGCTCAGACCCCGGCGATGTCGTCTGGGAGCCTTTTGGCGGGCTTTGCACTGCCTCGCTCGCAGCGGCGGAAACCGGGCGAAAAGCGTTCGCCGCCGAGATCACACCAGCCATCTACGAACAAGCACTCCAACGAATTAGGCAAGCCGCTGTATGAGTGAGACGCCCAAGATTACGTATCGCCAGTACGGCGGCAAGGCGTCCATCGCCAAGTGGATTGTGTCCCACTTCCCCGAGCACCAGGTCTACATGGAGCCGTGCTGTGCCTCTGCCGCGGTGCTGCTGGCCAAGCCGCGATCGTTCGTCGAGATCATCAACGATCTGGACGACGTGGTCATGGGCATGTGGCGGGCCATAAAGTCGCAACCCGAGCGACTTGCCGCCTTGCTTTGGGCCACGCCGTACACGGCCGCCAACTGGCGGGAACAGCCCGTGGGCGACATCGACCAGGCCGTGCTGCTGATGGCACAGGGCGCGCAGTTCTACTGCGGTAATGGCAACTCGTCCACCTGGTCGCTGGATAAGTGCCCCGCCCCGCACAAGCCAAAGCCCGAGGTTTGGGCGGATTGGTTCCGGCGGGTGCTGCCCGCCGCGAACCGGATGCGAGGCGTCGAGCTTTTGCACGAAGACGCCCTGGTCGCCATCCAGCGGGTCTACCGTGATCCCGAAGCCCTGATCTACGTCGATCCGCCTTACTACGGCCACGAAGACGAGTACCGCTACCGCATCGACTACCCGGCAATGGTCGAACTGCTGAACTCGGCCAGCGCCAAGGTTGTGGTTTCCGAATACCCGGACGCCGCCGAGTTCTACCGGCACTGGAACCGTATCGACCGCGTGACCGCCAGCCGGGCCGGGACGGGGCGGCACAACTACCGCGGCAAGACGAAGACCGAAGTCCTGTTCACCAACTTTTGAGCCATTGATCGACCATTGAGGTTCGCACCGTGAGTCAAACCGCAGAACTATCGCGTGTTCAAGCCAACATCGGCGAGCTGGTGGAGCGTTTCGTGTTGGACCGCTGGCAGGCCGGACAGCCGCGCTTCCACATCCAGGACTTGCACGACTACATCGCCACCCGGACACAGATTGCCCCTGCGTCGCCCGATCGCATCCTCCGGCAACTTCGGTTGGAGGGCAAGTTCGATTACAAGGTGGTCAGCCGCTCGGACTCCTGCTACGAGATCACCGCGATCAACCCCGGCCCGAGAGGCAAGCCGGCAAGAACTGTGGCGACCAAGCGCAACCCGAAGCAAGAGGGCACCAGCTACTTTGATTGCATTCCGCAAGCCGGCCCATGCCCCATCGGCTGCAACCAATGCTTCTTCAACCGGCCGGGGGCGTACTACGTTCCTATGGACCAATTGCCCCTGGTGCCCACGCCGAAAGAGGTCGGCGACGGCATTGTGCGGATGAACTGCGGGAATGACAGCAACAATCAGCGGGACCTGGTGATCGACACCGCCAAGCAGTATCAGCGGTACTTCTTCAACACGTCGATCCCCCGCTTCGATTTCCCAGGTCCGGTCGTGCTCACGGCCAATCCCACGGAAGAGGATGAATCCCGCTATGCCTGGCCGATCTGGCACGGCGATAACTGGTACTCGCCGGCTGCCAACCTGATGTTCGTGCGGCTCCGCACCTCGGCCACGAACCTGGGCCTGGTGGACAAGGCCGTGGCCGCCTGGACCGCCGCGCAGGTGCCGGTGGTGATTACCTTCATGGCCTACTACGACCACGAGCCGCACGTGCCGGCGGACCTGATCTTCAAGGGTCCGTGCTACGAGTGGCGCGTGCGGCACATCAACCCCTACTGGTGCCCGACCAAAGACTTTGTGCGCTGGGTCATGTCCCGCTACGCACAGAACCGGCTGGTGAGCATGTGCAGCAGCGTCAGTTCGGCTTACTGCCGCGACTGCCGCAACTGCGAAACCCACTACCTGCAAACGATGAAGCGACTACGGGGTGAATAGTCGCTGCATCCCAACTCCGAAGGAGGATTCCGTGACCCCACTCGTGACCCTCGTGATTTCGCTGCTGGCCGGCGTCATTGTCGTCACCATGACGTGCCCGCCGCTGGTGGCCATTGTCACCGTCGTCGGCATCTGTTTCATCGGGGCGATCATTGCCAAGGCGATGGGGAGAATCTGATCCGTCCTACGGCTACGTGAAAGAATGACCTGTCCGCTCCTCGCCCTCGGTCCAGTGGCAAGTGCCTCCTGGCCGGGCATCGGCATGGAGCATCGGCGATTCCGCCGTCAGGTCGCGCATCTGCTCGACGCCGAGCAGCGCGGCCAATAGAGCCTGCTCATCCCGTTAGCAACCGTCAACTGTCTCGCACTACGCGCCCATGTCGGAAGTCAACATCACCGTCGAACGCATCGAGGCCGTCGAGCGACATCCCAACGCCGAGAAGTTGGAGATCGCCAAGGTCGCCGGCACGCAGACCGCCATCGTCAAAGGCCAATTCCAGGCCGGCGATCTGTGCGTCTATTTCCCGCCTGACATCTTGATCCCTGGTGACGTGTCCGAGGCCCTGGGCGTGGCGAAGTACCTCAAGACGGCCCTTTACGGTGGGCTGCGGGGGCCTTGCCGCGTGGCGGCCTGCCGGCTGCGGGGCACGCCGAGCTACGGTTTCGCCCAACCGCTGAGCGCGCTTGGCACGGTGAAGCTGTCGGCCATCACGCCCGGCCTGGACGTGACCGAGACCTTTCGCGGGTTGAAGTACGAGCCACCGGCGCGGGTTTACCGTGGCTATGGCGGCGGCACAGGAGAGGTGTGGGGCGGCCTGGCCCGCGAACCAGTCAACTTCCACCGCTACACCGACATTCAGCACTATCGCAAGTACCGGCACCTTCTTCCAGCCGGACTCCCGGTGCGAATCACCGAGAAGATCCACGGCACCAACAGCCGTGTCGGGCTGCTGAAAGTCGATGGCGAATGGCAATTCTACGCCGGCTCCCACAAGACGGCCCGCAAGCAGATCGACCCGGAGTGCCGCGAGTCGGTGTATTGGTATCCGTTGCAGCAAGAAGGTGTGCTGAACCTGCTCACCCACGTCTGCAACAACTGGAGCGACGACGGCGAGCCGACCAACGACGTGATTATCTTCGGCGAGTTATTCGGCCCCGGCGTCCAGGACTTGGACTACGGCGTGCCGGCCGGCGAAATCGGCTGGCGGGTCTTCGACATCTCCGTCAGCGGCACCTATCTGGATTGGGCACTCGTCAAGGCGCTCTGCGAGCGCTATGGCGTCCCCACCGTGCCCGTGCTCTACGAAGGCCCCTTCTCGCCGGAACTGGTCGAGCGGTTGACCTACGGCGACACGACCGTGGCTCGGGCGGTCAAGTCGAAGTTCAAGGGCCGTGAAGGGATCGTCATTACTCCGCTCGTCGAGCAGCAGTGCTCGATGGGTCGCCTCGTTCTGAAATCTGTTTCAGCGGACTATCTGGACCGGAAGGGTGCGCAAGATGAAGCCGAGTTTTAGGCTCCTCCGGTATCTGCGCACCGTCGGGCTTGGCCTGGTGTTGGGCGCGTGCGCGCCGGCCTACATCGGCGGCTTGTACTACGGCTTGTGCGGCGACCATGCCTACGAGCAAGCGTGGCTCGACCGGGCCATCGACCATCTGAGGGCGATGCGGGAGTCGTGCGACGCCCCGGACCTGCGCGACCTCCTGGACTACACGATCCGGCGCTACAGCCGTGCCGGCGCATGGGATGTCATGGTGGCACCGTGCGTCGGGGTCTACCCCGACGGGAAGACGGTCGGCGTCAACGTCCCGTACTGCCCCGGCATCACGATTGACCCCGAAGTGCTGTCGTGGCCGCCAGAGGATGGAGCGCTGATCGTGGTCCATGAAGCCCTGCACGATTACTGGCCCTTCTTCGGCCACGGCCATATCAACGCCCGCGAACAGAAGCTTTGCGAGTTGTCCTGTGCTATCCGACGCCTTCATCGAAGTGACGTGCGACAGCAAGCGATCGAACTGACCCACCCCGAGGTTCTGACCCGCCGGCTCCATGAGGAAGCGATGATCCTGCGCCGGAGGTTACTGCACCGATGATCTCTCGAAATCCTGTATGACTGTTCCTATTGACCTAGTTCTCAGCGCCCATGTCGGCCAGAACGCGCATGTCTTCGCCGACATCCTGCGTCTGCACGTGCCGCGCGGTTCCAAGGTCGCGGACGTGACCTACGGCAGAGGGGCCTTCTGGAAGGAAGTCGATCCGACCCTCTATACGTTGCTGGCCACCGACCTGAAGACCGGCGTGGATTGCCGGAGACTGCCCTATGAGGATGCCTCCATTGACGCCGTTGTGCTTGACCCGCCGTACATGGAGGGGTTCTTCCGCCAAACCGCGGAACAACTTGCGGGGTCCGGGTCTCATGCGTCCTTTCGTGAGCACTACGCTTCTTCAGCCACGACTACAAGCGGCCCGCGGTATCACGCTGCCGTCCTGTCGCTGTACGTCGAGGCCGCTATCGAGGCCCGTCGAGTGCTGCGCAATCGGGGCATCCTCATTGTCAAGTGCCAAGACGAAGTGAGCGCCAACCAGCAGCATTTGACCCACGTTGAGATCGTCAACGAGTACGCCGCGATTGGATTTCACGCCAAGGATTTGTTTGTGCTCGTGCGGACGAATCGGCCTGGAGTGAGTCGGCTGAAGAAGCAGGTCCACGCCAGAAAGAATCACTCGTACTTCCTTGTGTTCGTCAAGACAAACCCATGAGCCCGTCGCCTCGACACGAAAGCACAGGCGCGGAAAAGACTGTGGTTTACCGCACCATTGTCGCCGACCCGCCGTGGACGCCCGTCCTGGGTGCCACGTGGAAGACCCGCTTCACCGATAAGGCGCGGCCCCAGAAGCACTACCGAACCATGAGCGTCGATGCGATCTGCGGCCTGAAAGTGCCGGCGGCGAAGCAGGCCCATTTGTGGCTCTGGGTGCTCAACCAGCACATCGACTGGGGCTACGCCGTGGTACGGGCCTGGGGCTTCCAGCCCTGGACGATGTTGACGTGGTGCAAGCCCGGTCGCGGCGTCGGCCGCTTCCAGTGCAACACCGAGCACGTCCTGCTCTGCCGTAAAGGGGCACGCCACGGCAATCCCTTCGGCCCGACCGGCGGAACCTGGTTCACCTGGCCGCGAGGTCGGCACAGTGCCAAACCGGACGAGTTTTACCGGCTGGTCGAAAGCGTTTCGCCCGGCCTTTACTTGGAAATGTTCGCCCGCGAGCGCCGCCCAGGTTGGGACGCCTTCGGTGACGAAGTGGAAGGTTCGATAGCCCTCGTGTGATCGACCGATATGCCTAGCCCGCTGACCGTCAAACGCAACGACTACCACGCCCGCCCGAAGCGGAGCGACGTTTATACGCCGCCCGGCGTGGCCCGGTTCCTTTTTGACGTACTGGGCGGCTGTAACCGTTGGGATACGATCCTGGACCCGGCCATTGGCACCGGCCAGTTGACGGACCCCTGGTACGACGACGCCTGCCGCATCATCGGCATCGACATCGTTGACCGGAAGCCGGCTTGCCAGCGGTTCATCCACGGCCGTTTCGAGGATCAAGAGAGCATCCGACCGTTGCCCGATCTGGTGCTCTGCAATCCACCCTTCAACGGTGCGGCTGGCAAGCAACTTTATCCCGAGGTGTTCCTGCGGCACGCCTTGAAGCTGTTTGGCGAGACGATGCCCGTAGTGCTCTTCACCCCGATGGGCTTTCGCCTGAACCAGCGGCGGAAAAGCACCCGCTGGCGTTGGCTGCGTGACAGCCGGGCCGACCTGACCAGCATCGTGTCCCTGCCGCTCGACACCTTCCCCGGCGTCGAGTTCCACGCCGAAATCCTGATCTTCAACGTCAAGGGCATCCGCCCGCACTACTTTCTCCCGGAGGCCGCACTGTGAGCTACACCCGAAAGCAGATTGCCGAGGCCCTGGACCTGGCCGTTCTGAGGCCGACCGCCACGCACGCCGACATCGTTCGGGCGGCGCACAAAGTCAAGACTGAGAGCATTCGCTCGCTCTGTGTGGCCCCGGTCAACGTCGGCATAGCGCGCCTGTACGCCGAAGACATCGCGGCCGTCGTCGGCTTCCCGCACGGCAACACCCTGCCGGCCGTCAAGGTGCTGGAAGCCAGCCTGGCCGTCAGCCACGGGGCGACCGAGCTGGACGTAGTGGTCAACTATGGCCACTTTCTGGCCGGCAAGCCGCAGACGGTCAAGGAGGAGTTGACCCTGTTGGTCAACCTCTTCCGGCCCATGCCCGTCGTCGTCAAGGCCATTCTGGAAACGTCCTACTACAACCCGGACCAGATTCGCGATGCCTGCAAGCTGTGCGTCGATTGCGGCGTGGGGTTCGTGAAGACTTCCACCGGGTTCGGCTCCGGTGGGGCGACGGAGGAAGCGGTCAGAATCATGGTCGCTGCCGTGCGCGGCAGCGGCGTGGGAGTGAAGGCCAGCGGTGGCATCAAGACCTATGCCGACGCCGCCCGCTACCTGGACCTGGGCTGCACCCGTCTTGGCTCGTCCGTCTTCGAGGAGTTGCTGCCATGAATCGCCTCTTCTACAACCGCGTCTACTTATCTGGCCCCATCGACAATGCCAAGGACTTTGGCGTCGGCTGGCGGCAAATGGTCCGCGAGCGCCTGGCCGATTTGGACTTGATCTTCCTGGACCCATGCAAGAAGCCGTTGCAACTGGGGTTCGCCTGTGAAGACTTGGAGAACCACAGACGCCGCTTAGCCTTGAAACGCATCGGCGACTTCGAGACGATTTCCCGCGAGATGCGACTGATTCGTTGCATCGACCTTAGACTGGCAGACCTCTGCGACTTTGCCATCACGCATCTCGATCTCAACATCTACTCCACGGGGACGCATGAGGAAGTCACCACCCTGAACCGGCGGAAGGTGCCGATCCTCGTTCATGTCGAGCAAGGCAAGGAGAACCTGCCGGACTGGTATTTAGGTGCGTTGCCGCATCAACACGTCTTTGGCGAGTGGGACGATCTTTTCGCTTACGTCCGGCACGTCGCCCACGATCCGCCACCCATCGACACCTTCAACCGCTGGCGTTTTCTGGACTACGGACTGCTTTATGGGATGAATACGATCCCGTTGACACAAGGAAAGTGTGCGACCATCAGCCCGGAAGACTACCGCCACCTGATGCAATGGAGTTGGCACGCCGCCAAGAAGGGCCGGCAGACCATCACGTACTACGCAGAGCGTGGCGTGAACGGCAAGGCTGGGCGTCAGCACGTTGGGATGCACCAGCAGGTCGTCAAGCGTATGGGGATGGCCGTGCCGCCTGGTTACACCATCGACCATATCAACAGTGACCCGCTCGACAATCGCCGCGAGAACCTGCGCATCGTGACGGAAAGCCAGAACCAATGGAACCGGCGGCGAGGCGGTGACAACCGCACCGGAGTCAAAGGTGTGTGCTACGACGAGGCCAACAAAACCTACAAAGCGGCTGTCTGGAAGGGCAACAAGCCGGTGTGGCAGAAGCACTTCAAGACCCTCAGTGCCGCGACAAAGGCCATTGAAAAGGCCCGCAAAGAGTTGCACGGGGACTGCGCTCGCAACTAGGGGACTAGCCATGAAACCGGACCCCAGCACACCCAAACGATCCATTGCCAAGGCTGTGAGTTGGGAAAGCCTCTCGAATCTTGTGTGCTTCGCCCTGGCGTTCGCCATGTTCGGCAACCTGGGCGGGTGCGTTGTTTTCACGCTGATCTGCTTCATTGTGAAGCTGGTGCTTTTCTATTACCACGAGCGCGTCTGGCATCAGATTCCGTATGGCAAGCAAGTCTGAGCCGGGGAGGGAGGCCAGCAAGATTTCGGTAGTAGCTGGCCGTGGGTGGCGATCAAGGGCGCGTGGAGTACGGGCGATTATACCGGCGACACGGAAACGCGCAGTACCCGGCTTCGGACATTCTGGAGAACGACATGGAACCCTACCGGAAAGAAAAGCTGCCCGGCCGCAACGACAAGTGCCCGTGCGGCAGCGGCAAGAAGGCCAAGAAGTGCTGCTTGGGGAAGATCGAAGCCTTCGCCGCCCTGCCGCCACACGTGCGCGAACAAGTCGTGGTGGCCAAGATTCTTGGCCATCCGGCAACGGAGCCAGCGACGTGAGACGCATTCCGTTGACGAAGGGCAAGGAGGCGTTGGTAGACGACCAGGACTACGACTACCTCATACAGTGGAAATGGTTTGTCTCCGGCGGCTACGCCAAGCGTAGCACATATCCCTACGGTCGCGGTCGTCCGGTCCAGGTAGCCATGCACAACGAAGTGGCACGGCGAAACGGCTTACGATGCAAAGAAGTGGACCACATAGATCGCAACGGGCTGAACAACACACGCGGTAACCTACGACCGGCGACACGCCGGCAACAGGCAATGAACCGTGGTCTCCGTAAGGACAACACGTCTGGATACAAGGGCGTCTGTTGGCACAAGAAGACCGGCAAGTGGGCTGCCTCGATCATGCACAACGGTCGCCGGGAGCACATCGCGCTTTTCGTTGACCCGAAGCGTGCGGCTACGGCCTACAACGAACGGGCACTGAAGTATTTCGGCGAATTCGCACAACTCAACAAGGTGTAGCCATGCAGATTCCGCGATCCCTCAGCTACTCGTCTCTATGCCTGTTCGAGAAGGATGCGGACGAGTTTTTTGTCCGTTATCTGGCGGACCATCGGGCTCCTCGGCTGCCGCAAGAGCAGCCGGCCGCAGCCGGGTCCGCCTTTGATGCGTATGTCAAGTCGATGCTCAACTGGCACCTCTACGGCCGGGCGATGTCGCCGCAATTCGAGTTCCCGGCCATCTTCGAGTCACAGGTCGAGCCGCACAACCGGGACTTCGCCCTGAAGGCCGGCAAGCACGTCTTCAAGGCGTACAAGCTGTGCGGGGCCTACGACGACCTGCTCAAGCTGCTGCGGCAATCCGTCGAACCGCCGCGATTCGAGTTCAAGGTGGACGGCCTGATCGAGGGTGTGCCCTTCACCGGCAAGCCCGATTGCCGCTTCGTCCTGGACCTGGGACAAGGCCGCATCCCGTGCATCTTCGATTGGAAGGTCCGGGGCTACTGTTCCAAATACGGTGCTTCCCCATCGAAGGGATACGCCGTCTGTTTGGACGGCTTCGTCGGCAAGGCCAGCCGCAGCCAGGGCAAGGAGCACGCCATGTACAAGGCGATGGACTTCCGCGGCTTGACGATCAACAGCGGCTACACGGAGTTCTGCTGCGATGAGTATGCCGACCAGCTTTGCCTCTACGGCTGGCTGCTTGGCGAGCAGATCGGCGACGAGAACTTGATCTGCGGGATTGAAGAGTTGTGCGCGAAGTTCATGGGCGAGGGCAACCCGCCGACGCTTCGCTATGCCCGGCATCGCGGCCGGGTCAAGGCCGACTACCAACAGAAGCTCGCCGAGCGGGTCAAGACCTGCTGGCAAGCCATCACCAGCGGCCACGTCTTCTCCAGTCTCAGCCGTGAAGAGAGCGATTCCCGCTGCCAAGTCCTGGAGCAGATGGCCGTGGGGCTTGCGTCCAACGGCACAGCCCTGGACGACTGGTTTGCCGATGTCACCCGTCCAAAGTTCTTCCATTAAGCCATGAGCATCAAGCCATGCCCGTCCCACTGTTCATCCTCGAACGCATCAAGAGTGCCCCCGTCAACGGCCAGCACATGGCGGACGTGTTCACCAAGCTGGCCTACGTCCTCGACCGCACCGAACAGGACGAAGGAGCCATCAACATCGCCTACGACGCCCAGACCGACCAGCTACAGCCCGGCGACCTGGTTCCAACTGTCACCTTCTCTCTGCAAAGACAAAAGACGGCGACGGTCGTGGTAGACCCGGACAAGGTAATCGACGTGCCATTCAGGCCGGCGGAAGCGGCGACGGACGAGGAGATCGAGACGTGAACCTGGCCCTTTTCATGCTGGCGGTCGTTGGCCTGACGCACATCATCGTGGACGCCGAGATCAGCGAACCGGTTCACAGATGGATCGAGCCGCGCGTCCCGATCGTCGCCCGAATCATGGATTGCTACCAATGCTCCGGTTTTTGGTGCGGTCTCGCCCTCGGCCCGCTGGTCGGCCCGAATCCGCTGGTCTGGGCCGTCTGCGGCTGTGCCGGCAGCTTCCTTGCCCAACTGGGATGGCTCGTGCTCGACAGCCTGGAAAAGTATGCGAAGGGAAAGTGACATGCCGTGGCTCGTGGTCGTGACATTTGCCTTCCTGTGCGGCTTCCTCATGGACATCGTGTGGACGCTCTGCGTCGATGCCGTGACCTGCAAGCGGCCACTGCTGGCAGCCAACTTCAGCGCCTTGCTCTACCTTTGCACCATCGTCTCCACGGTGCTGATCGTGGAGAAGTGCTTTACAGCCGTGGCCGCCTACATCATCGGCGGCTGGCTGGGAACTTATCTCGTCGTCGCCCGCCGTCGTGACGGCGGCAGCAAGCCGTATCGGCAATGACAACCATCAACATCCTCGTCTACCACGGCAAGCACGGCGGCAAGCGACTGATCCAACATGACGACCACGCAAGTCAAGCAACGTCGAACACCCGTCCGCCGGACGATCTCGCAGCGATCCGAACTAATCAACGATTTCCATACCTGGGGCGTGAACCCGGACACGCGCGAGATCGTGCTAATGAGCAGCCCGGACAACATCGAAGACGGCATCGACTGGACGTGCGCTAACACGTTCATCAAGAACCTGCTGCTCTTGAACATGATGAACCACACGCCGATCCTCGTGCATCAATGCACCTGTGGCGGCGAGTGGAACTATGGCATCGCCATCTATGATGCCATCCTCGCCAGCCCCTCGCCGGTCGTTCTGGTCGCCCACGCCCACGCGCGAAGCATGTCGAGCATCATTCCGCAAGCGGCGAAACGTCGGGTCATTATGCCCAACGCCGACTTCATGGTCCACTTCGGCATGGCTGGCTACGAAGGTGATTCTCGCAGTTTCGTTGCGGAAGGCAAGCAGACGGATGTGATGGACGGCCGGATGCTGGACATCTACACGGCGAAATGCGTCCGGGGCAACTTCTTCCGCCGCAACAAATACACCAGGGATCGCGTGCGGGAGTACCTGCGCCAGCGGATGAACGAGATACGCGAATGGTACATGCCGGCCGCCGAGGCGGTGGACAAGGGATTCATGGACGGCGTATTCGGGACGCCTCGCTTCAAGAGCTACGACGAGATACGGCAACTATGACGCACATTCTGGTGAACGCCGACTGCCTCGATTACCTCAACACGTCGCAGCAGTGGACCACACTGTTCGCCGACCCGCCGGACAACATCGGCCTGGGCTACCAGACCTACAAGGATAAGTTGCCCGACGAGAAGTACATCGACATGCTCCAGACCTGGTTGCACTTGTTCATCTACCGCGCGAAGACGGTCTGGTTCAGCTACAACGCGCGATGGACTTTCGAGGTCGGCCGCATCGTCTCCGGGATGCTTAGCCGGATTCGCGGCCTGGAAGCGAAGCCTTGCGTCCAGACCTTCACGTTCGGTCAGCATTGCCACCACGATCTGGGCAACAACCACCGGCCGCTCTTGCGATTGCGCTGGCACGACGCCCCATTGAGGCCCGACGCAATCCGCGTTGCGTCATGGCGGCAGGAGAACGGCGATAAGCGTGCGGACCCGCGCGGCCGGGTGCCCGGCGACGTGGCTCAGTGTGAGCGGTACGAACGAGACACATTACCCCTACCAAACTGGACCGCCGACGATATTGAGCGGTTTCTGTCCAAGATCAACCGTGCCGGCGAGACGGACTGTTGGGAATGGACAGCAGGAAAACGCAGCGGATACGGACGCTTCCGCATTGGCGACAACCTTTACGTCGCCACACGACTCATGTGGCGACTGACGCACGGAACCGACCCGATCGGTCAACTGGTGTTGCACACCTGTGACAACCCCGGATGCTGCAACCCTGCGCACTTGTTTATCGGCTCCGATGCCGATAATGGCCGTGACAAGGAGGCAAAGGGCCGCGGCAAACATCCCATCGGCGAGCACAACGGATTAGCAAAGCTGAGCGATGAAGATGTAATCCGAATCTTCCAATCCACGGACACCAATGTCGCTTTAGCCCGGCAGTTTGGCGTTAGCGACGTAGCGATTAGCTCGATTCGCAACGGCTGTACCTGGCAGCACGTCACCAGCCGGATCGGACTCAGCGATGTCTTCAACTACCCTCGCGTGACCGGCAATAGCAAGCAGCGCCGCTCCTGGCATCCCACTCAGCTCAACGAGGGGCTGGTCGAGCGCTGCATCAAGTTCACGACGCCTGAAGGCGAGACAGTTCTGGACCCATTCGGCGGCACAGGAACGACGCTTCGCGTCTGCCGCCGCCTGGGCTACCCTTGCACCCTCATCGAGATCGACGCCAGCTATTGCGCCGAGATCGCCAGGGAACACGGGATGAGGCGGTCGGAGTACATTCACCGCGCCTTATGGGAGATCGAATGACCTGGCTCATTTCACACGACGCAAGCGGCTACCGAATCATCGACGCCGAAGGCAGGGAGCGCGGACGCTACCGCGGTGCTAATGAACTTGCCACCCACCTGGCCCTGGCGATCGGCGAACTGGATAGGCTGCGCCATCAAATCGCCACCGATCACTCCTTCGCCCACCTGGAGCGAGCCCCGGCGGAAGTGGCGACCTGGCCAGCGTGGAAGCGAAGGTTGCCTGGATGATCTGTAACGATGCTGATCGTCAAGATCGAACTTCATTCGGCCGTCAGCGGCGAGATAAAGACCGTCGCCACCGGCAAAATCGTCAACACCGGGACCGGCAGCCCCACGCAGGGCAACTACCGCATCGAATTGCGGGACGCCGCCGGCCGGCTCTGGAAGACCGGCCATATCGAGGGCTTCCCCCGCAAGCGTTTGCTCGCGTGGGATTTGCTGTACCGCGTCTTGAAGAAACTTATCGGCGACCGAGATTCTACTCTCGTTTTGTCTCCGTTTCGCGTTGTTCCTAATGGAGAGCAACATGAACCATCAAACAAGGAACAACGCCATGATCGCCCAACTGTTGAATCTGAACGCCATCCTGAAGCGCCATGAGATTCACCGGAAGTTCTGGCCGGAGATTCGCGCCCTCGTCGAAGACGGCCAGCGACCCAGCAGGGAGCTGCGGACCCGCCTGAACCACGTCAGCAACTACAAGGCGGCCGTGGCCGAGATCATCCACGAGTTGTCCAAGGGACTCGACCACCAGTTTCCGCCGCCGGAGTACCGCACGCCGGCCAACTACCAACTGTACGAAGAACCGTTGACGCCCGAGTCGTTGACGCCCGAAGACGTTGTGCTTGCGACTTCGGCGGGTGCGCCGTCCGTAGCCCGTTAAACAACCAGACCCGCCGCCTCCTGAAACCTGGGTTGGCATTGGCTCCCGGTGCCAGAGCGCGTTGATCGACGGCTGGCACTATCCCTCTTCTCTCACCGCAAGAAAGGATCGAACGCGACATGAACCCGACCGACTTCTTGGGCCGCGAAATCCGCCCTGGCGACCTGATCGTCTACCCGTGGCGGCGTGGCGCGCAGATGGGCCTGAACAAGCTGAATGTCCAGATGGTCACGCCCGAGGCCATCAGCGGCTTCAGCAACACCGGCCGCCCCGTAAAGATCACCAACCTGAAGAACGTGGTGGTCGTGGAGCACCCGCAAGTCAGCCAATCGGAGACCGTCTGACATGCCGTTGTACGACTTGGAGTGCAGCGCGTGCGGCGCGACGTTCGAGGAGTTCCAGGCCATGAACCAGCCTCAGCCCACGCGCTGCGAGAAGTGTGGCAAGAAGAAGGTCCGCCGGGTGCTGCTGAAGCCGCCAGCAACCTACAACAGCTACTCGCCGATGCACCCGCGCAAGAATCGCGGCAGCGGCATCGGTCGGAAAGGGGTCTGATGGAGTTCGTCCGCAAACGGAAACGGGGCCAGAACAAGAAGGTCCGCAAAACCTGGTTCTCGCAAGACGGCTACCGGATTGTCTGGCGCAAGGAGGTTTGGGGCGTCCGCGTGCCGGCTCGATTCCAGGTTTGTGTGCGAACGCTAATCCCGTACAGCGACGGACAAACCCGGCAGATGTGGGAGTTCGTCAACCACAAACGCCGCCTAATCAAGACTCTGCGAGCCGCACAGGACGAGTGCGAGAAACACAAGCGCCTCTGGACGAAGGCGTGCGAGACCCAAGGCGTCCGGGGCTTAAAGGAACTATTCGGCGGCAAGCTGCCGAGCGGGATGCCCCTGTGGGCGCGAAAGAACATGGACCGCCGGCTGTACGCCATCTTGGTGGACAGCCGGCCAACGAAGTGCCGCGAAGACGAGGAAGACGAGACATGCACCGAGAGTTCGCAACCGGCTTCCGACGCATCCGGCCCCGGCGGTCCTACAAGAACTTCGGACACTTCTGCCTCGCCCACGGAGCCAGTTTCGGGAACCCCTACCCCTGCCTCGCCTGCCGAGGGCAAGGGACGGTCTACGACCCGAACGACCCGCCGTGCTCGGTCGAAGGCAACAAGTACCGACGCACCATCGCCTGCACCGCCTGCGGAAGCTCCGGCAAAGGGACGAAAGAAGCCTGCCGCCAGGCGTACCAACAAGTCGTCGAAGCGTACCGGCAAGAGAAGGTCGAGTACGACCGCCTTGTCCAACTCCGGCACGAGGCGCTCAAGAGGCTCACGAAAGACGAAATCGCTGCCCTCCGGGAACTAGGGATATGAGTGAGTTCTGTCCTCGCTGCACGGCACCGGTGGAGACCGGCCGAGACGACGACCGCTTGTGCGAGGTCTGCGGCTGGTTCGGCGACCGGCAGGAAGTCTTGCTGGCCCCGCCGCAAGACGACGTGTTCAATCCCGTGCTGGCCGCCGCGCAGACCCTTGAGTTGTACCGCGACGTGTGCCGCAAGGAACTGATCGCCGAGCAGATTTACGATGCTGGCAGCGCCACGGAAGTGGACTTGTTCAAGGTAAAGATCGCCCGGCGGCACGCCGCTCACGCGATCGTCGAAATGTTCGTTGCCCTCCGCAATCGCGTGGCGAAACAACAACTGAAGCGTATGAACGGCCGGGTCCCCTGGCCATCGAACTGGACCGACCGGCACTACAACGCCACCAACGATCCGTGCGACTTCCTGGTTGGGCCGTGCTCCTGCGGCGCTTGGCACCAGGAGCAGGAAGACTGGGTGCAAGCCATGCTCTTCAAGCACAACGCCGAGATCATCGACGGAGACCCCTCGTGAGAAAACTCTGCCCGAAGTGTGAAGAACTGCTGAAGGTTGCCGACGACGGCACGGCCCATTGCAACGGCTGCGGCTGGTCCGGCCCGGCTTCCACGGCCCGCCGTGAGCCGAGCCTGCCGGCCACGCCACCAAAGATGCCTTACGTCTCCATCGACATCGAGACCACGGGCCTGAATCACGAGACCTGCCAGACGCTTGAAGTCGGGGCCGTGATTGACGATTGGAAGACGCCCATCGACCAACTTCCGCGCTTCCGGCGGGTACTGGTCTACGATACCGTCTCCGGTAATCCTTACGCGATGGCCTTGAACGCGGCGCTGCTGAAGTTCATGGCGAACGCCCCGAAAGACCCGCCGCAGCCGGCACATGAGGCCGTGGCAACGTGGGCCGAGAAGTGCGCCATCACCCGGCCGCTCGATTCCGCCGTGCTCACGTTGGCAATCGACAACCAGCCGATCAACTGGTGGAACATCCCGAACAAGCTGCTTGTCGGCGGCCTTCAGCCGGCAATTCGAGAGAGCCTGATCGACTTGGCGGCCAATCCGCCGGGCACGAGTTGCTTCTGTCAGCCATGCGAGTTGGCCTTCCTGTTCCGGTCGTGGATCGTGATGAATGGCCTTGACCCCCTTAGCCTGCAAGCGGCTGGCAAGAACTTCGCCAGCTTCGACATGCAGTTTCTCTATTGGCTGCCGAACTTCACGGAAGCCGTGAGGTTCCGGCATCGCGTCTTGGACCCCGCCATCCTCTTCTGGCGTCCGCTGGAAGACGATCGCTTGCCCGACAGCAAGACCTGCTACGAGCGGGCAGGGATCGGCAGCAAGGTCGCCCACACGGCGGTCGAAGATGCCCTGGCCGTCGTGCGGCTCGTTCGCATGGGTGTCAAACGCCTGGAAGGAATGAACTGATACTGAGTGCGTGGTGTGATTCCTTTCGGTTCCGCTGGCCCGCCCGATGGTCACGGGCGGGCCAGCCTTGGCCCCGTCATTTCTAACCGGTGAGGATACAGGCCCTTCAAGCCTGGGATGCGGGTTCGAGTCCCGCCGGGGCTATTTGGAGAACTTTATGCCCAGTACCGACATCGACGGCACCGTGATTGTGATTCTCAGTGCGGCCGAGGCCCGCCGGGTTTATGAACACCTCCGCGCCATTGCCGGCGGCCCCGGTCTGGATGCCTTGGAGCACAGACTTGCCGATAAGATCGCCCGTGACCTGAACCTGCCAACCCTGGATTAGCCGCGCGTCGGGCAAAGCCTGCGAAGGCTCCCGGAACCTATCGGAAATCTCTCTGCCTCGCTGATTTTCTACTCTCGTTTTGTCTGGTTTTCGCGTTGTCCTTTGTAGAGGCATCCCATGAACAAGACCGCCAAAGCAACCGTGGAGTTGACAAAAAACGACGAAGGCACCTGGCTGAACGTCGAGGTCGGCGGCCGGAAGGCCACCCTGTCGCTCAACAATAGCAACCACGGTCCATTGGTCAAAGACATCCTCGTCGAATGGGCTGAACGCCAATTCCATCCCACGGGAATCGGCAAGAAGGCCCTGGTGCTGGTCGGCGAGTGCCTGCTGGCGGGGCTAATGACCCTGCTGCTGGTCGGGATCATCGGCGGTGCCCTCTACCTTTGCTACGCCCACGCCGGCAGCATGGCCGAAGGGTTCGGCCTTGCCATCGGTGCGGGCCTGCTGGGCGGGGTAGTCCGCTACTTCAAGACCACCCGCCGGATGCTCAGCAAACTGACGGCCGGCAAGCTGTTTCAGTAGGAACCATCATGGCCACTACGCAGAAAATCAAGATCGTTGACGAGAACGAGTACAACCGCGCCATGAACACGGGCGTCAGCTACCACCTGCGCCACGCCATCAGCGGGCGCTGGTATGCCGGCCGAGGCCGATACTCCGATGGCGAGCGGCGTGTGACGTTCCGCGGCCGACGCGAGGCGCGGCGCGCCATAGGGGCGTACTTCCGCAAGACCGAGAGCGTCTTCCTGGAACTGGTGCCCTTCTGCCTGGTGCCGCCCCGCCAAGGCCACGAGGCCGAGGCCGCGCGGCTGTTGGAAGTGGGACCGGAGCCGCTGGTCCCGAAGAAGTAATCCCCGATCCCACTACCCGTGAGAGGCACCGCGACATGAAACTGGACCTGCTGAATCGCGTGATTACTGCCGCCGCCCTGGTCGCGTTAGCGATTACCTTGGGCGTCTGGTTGACCCGTTCCCCGCTGACCGCCGCACCGGCCGCCACGCCGGCCGTGGCCCCATTCCTGCCGCCGGCCAAACCTGTTCCGCCCGCGAAGGCCATGCCCGAGCCGACGCTGGCCCCTCTGCCTCTCCCAGCCCCCGCCATCCCCACGACGGTCACGACCGAGGTGGAGATCGAGTTCGAGATCGCCCCTTTGCCAAGCCCGCCCACCCCAGTCGTGGCCGACCCGCCTCGCACCGAGCCGGCCGAGAATCCGCAGACGCCAGCCAATTGCCGGCAATACTTCCGCCGAGGCTGGTTCCGCCGCCGATGAACGCCGCGATCAAGCAACTCTTCGACGAGTACCTTCTCGACGCCAAAGACCCGGTGGCCGCCGCCGTGCTCGCTTTGGCAGACGTTCTCTGTCGGCCGACACCGGAGCCCATCGTCATTGAACCCGACGACAAGGGTACTTTGTCCGTGAAAGAAGCAGCGAGCAGGTTGAACATCAGCAGCAAGAAGGTCTATCAGATGTGCCTGGCGGGCCAACTGCGCTGCACCCGCATCGGCGGGCGCGTCCGCATCCCTTTGGATGAGATCGAGCGTTACCAAGCCGCCCGGTGTCACGAGCGGACTTCACTGCCCCCTCCTTCTTCAGGCCACCGCGTACCACCATATAACCCTTAGAAGCCATTGGACTCCTCCTCACAAGTATGGTAAGATGGAGTTTAGCAGAGGTCTGAAGCCATGACAGTCGATCTGGTCCGAACCATCATTCTTCGCAAGATGGACGAGTGCGACGCGGCTGCTGACCGCCCCGATCTACCGTGTCCTGATCCAGAGCCAAATGCCCGCCGAGGGTCGGAGATCGTGCAGGACGTTGGCAATCGCATGGCCCGGCTTGGCTTTGCTGAACTCTATGCGTTGAGCCGGGAGTATGTCCCATTCGCTCACCCGGATGAGGCCAAGGGGTATCTCTCCCAATGCTTGGCCGCCCTGCCGGAACCGCCCGCCATCGAGTCTCCCTACCTGGATTCCGGGAAGGCCGCGGCATACCTCGGCATCGACGTGAAACAGCTTTACCGGCAGGTCGAGTTGGGCAAGCTCAAGCCTCTCCGCGGTCCTCGAAACTCGTACCGCTTCACGCAAACGATGTTGGACGACTACCTTGGCAAGTGAAATCTGTGAACTATTCGACGGCCGTCGCATCCGCTTCTCTCTGAATAAGCGGGACGGTCGTCCCGCATACTTCGTCTACTTCCGTCTGCCAGACGGACGGCGAGCGGAGACATCGACGAAGGAAACGAATCGGCGAAGGGCGCAGGATGCGGCGATCGCCATCATTCAGGAAGCCTACGCTCCGCCGCCTGCCCCGCCACCCGAACCGGATTCAACGGATTCGGTCCCGTGGGATGATGCCCTGAAACTCGCGCTTCGGCACATGCGGGCGAACAATTTGCGGGCGACCACGATTCAGCAATACGAATTAGCTGTCAAGACGCTCCGCAAGGTGGTCCCGGACTCCAAGGGGCCGGACGACATTACGCCTGCGTTGGCCGAGCACTTCAAGTTGGTGCGTTTGGAGAAGGGCCGGAAACCCCGAACCGTCGAGAACGACATCAACAACCTGAGCATCGTCTACGGCCATTGGTTTCGCGACACCCTGAAGATCATCGACAGTAACCCGTTCGCCGACGTGGAACCGCCCAGATACGATAAAGCGCCCGCGCGCTACATCGCGGAGGATGAACAGCAAGCGTTGTTCAATTGGCTGAAGGAGCGATGGCAGTGGCGATTGCCCCTAGTTTTTCTCGAAGTGAAGGCCGCCATTGGCTGCCGGATTGGCGAGCTGTCATCGGCGTTGACCGTGAACCTGCGCGAGGGCCGGCTCTATTTCCCCGCCGACGCCACCAAGGGAAGAGAGGAGCGGGCTTGCCTCCTCCCGAAAACTCTGTACGACGAGTTGCGGGCGAAGGCTGGGCCGACCTACGTCTTCGAGCGGTTCAGCGAAGAGCTACGGGAAGTCCATCGACGCAAAGGGAACCATCAACCGGCAAACGCCGTGCGAACCTTCACCCCCGCCCGGCTGAAACGATGGATGCAGGATGAGGCTAAGAACTACTTCGACAGGACCAATGCCCGCAAGTTCAAGCTTCACAACTTCCGGGGGACGGCCATGAGCAAGGCCCGCGTCGCGGGCGTCTCTACCGACGATGCGGCCATCGCCTTCGATTGCACCGTCGCCACGATGCAGCAGCACTACCTGGCGTTCGACAAAGCCCGCGTAGCGGATGATGTCTTCTCGCGGATTCAGAACGGCCGTGTTGGGCGTGCCCACCAGAATGGCGAAGGCGATGGGCGCGCCCAACAGGACAACCAACGTGCTCAGCGAGCCCAACTCTAG